TTAATAACCATCCGATCCCACGGCGTGGGGCATGGATGGGGCAAACTCACTCAATTTCTGGTTGAGGATGAGTACCTGGTCCTGGTTATTTTCAGCCATCCAGGATCCGTACACCCGGTAAACCATTTGCGCGTCGGTGTGGCCCATTTGCTTCGCGATGAAGTTCGGGTTAGCACCGGCAGCTAACGACCAGCATGCATACGTGTGTCGGGACTGGTATGCTCTGCGATAGCGCATCCCGGCGCGTCGCATTGCTGCCTCCCACGACTGGTTAATCGACCCCACTGCGTAATGATGCCCGGCACGGCCATTACGTGATGCGATCTGCGGGTTGAACACGAACGTGCACGGATGCACATCCGTACGGCCATACTCGCGCAGTTTCACCTCAACCTGATACTGCTTACCCAGGCGTGTCAGTTCTGCCTGACTCTTCAGCACGTCGATCGCTGGCTGAATGAGGTTGATGATACGGTCCGTCCCGGCCTCTGTTTTCGGAAGGGTGAACTCCTTCGTTAACGTGTGGTTCCGGCGGATCATCATCGTACCCGCTTTCAGGTCGATATCTTCCCAGGCCAGCGACACAAGTTCTCCGTGGCGAACGCCGGTGTAGACGGCAAGAGACCACATGTTTTTCAGTTGCTGGTGGGCGCAGGCGTTAATCATCCTGACAAACTCCTCGCGCGTCAGCGGGTCAGGCTCGCATCGTGATTGCTTAAGCATGGCGATCCCAGTGAACGGGTTCACCCGGACATACCCGCTGTCAGCGGCAAATTTGAACATCCCGCCCATGATCTTCATGTAGTTGTTGACCGTTCTGACGGAGCGGCCTTTTACCGGCGTTTTCTGTCCTGCCTTTAGGGTGTGATAACCGGTCAGCAATTCCTTTCTGATAAACAGCAGGTCTTCCTGCGTCACCGCAGATACCAGCCTGTCCCCGCCGATCCTTGGCACCATGTTGCGCGCTATAGATGAATATCGTGACATCGCATTGGTGCTGATCTCCATGCGTTTCAGCTCAAGCCATTTGTTCGCCAGCTCCAGCACGGTGATTTCCTTACTCTCCACCCCAAATCTTTTCAGGTTCGGTGAATCCGGGAACTGGGCCGCATAATTGAAATTGCCTGTCTTTATCGCGAAGCACACCGACGCGCGCAGCTCGCCAGCGACCTTTCTGTTTTTTGGTGTATCCGGCACGCCGAGGCTTTCACGCACCCGGCTACCTTTATAGATGAACCATATGCGGAGTGTTCCACCGTGGTTCTCCACGCCTGTTGGGTATGCTGACTTAGCCATTATTCCCTCCTGACGTCCAAGAGCCCGCTAAGCATAAACGGATCTTCATTGGCGCGCACCCGGCTGTTTCTTTTTGAGACTCTCAACCCACTGGTCGATCGCCTTGTGGTTATACAAGCACTCGCTGTTTTCCTTTGGGATGCTGTCAGGCGACATATGGACGTACTCCCTGCCGCAGAGCCAGCTTTTTTTACGGGCCCGCGCTATCGTTCCCGGGCGGAGCCCTGTCATTTTCACAAGCAGGTCTTCTGTCACCCACTCACTTGGCACGATTTGAATAATTTCGCTCATGATCGCTCCTATGACATCGTTTTATAAAACTGCGGCTGATCGGGCGTGGCCGCGCGCAGTTCGTATTCGTAATGGATCTGATAAGTGCCGCCATCCCATGCGACATACACCCGCGGCTTATCGTTTTCAGGCTCCAGCAGGCTTTCGACTATCCCCGTCAGTCCACCGGTCTTCTTCTGGACTAATGCGCCCACATTAAAAGCAGCCATTGCACACCTTCCGGTTCGTGAAGAAATGAGATGAGAGCGCCCAGCACCATAAGTGCGGCGATGAGCCAGATAACGGGATTACCTTGCATCTCTGACCTCTTTGTAAATGTCGTGAGTTTCGATGCAGGATTTGAAGGCCAGTGCGCCAGATAGGAAGTGATACCAACTGCCATCTGCATATAGCATCAGATATGCAGCGCAGGATGCAGTAATGCCAGGGCGGAGAATCAGCATAATTAGAAAGCCAATCCACTTCGGAAGAGTTATTTGCATGGTGAACTCCCAAAAAGAAGCCCGGCGCGGGGCCGGGCAAAAGGGATGACGTAGCAGTGCTTTCGCACCCAATAGCCAGCTCATAACTGGCTATCAGTTGCGTCGAAACTTTTTGTTATTTGTTTGGGAAGTAAGGGTGAGGTATCAGCTAACTGAATAATTAATTTTCATAAAAAATAACAAGTTATGTGCGCCATTCCTGCGCTTATTGGCGATCAAGCCTTCTTCATGATCATTAATCATTATCTAATAACACCAAAAAACCGCCACATTGGGCGGTCTTAGGGTTTGATATGTCAGATGTGTCTTATGACGGGAGGAATGTCCAATATCTTAGCTGCGTCTAGAACGTCATTTTTGCTTGGTTCCGCAGAACCTTTCTCATAAGCATAAAAATACTCTTTATTTTCAGGGAAAATGGATCCTGTATAGACATGGCGTTTTGTACCATTAGCCTGAAGCAAATTAACATCTTCAGGGAATCTGCTTACAGAATGTTTTGTAGGCTTCTTACCCTGTTCAAAAAAGATAAAATATGGCATTTTTTTCCTCTTAAAGACTGAATCGTTGTTAACCTTCCAGAAATTATCGCTCTACATATCTAAATACCATATAGGATGTTAATGCAATTTTATTGATTTCAGCAAAACAATATCCATACAGTCATATATAAGCTCGCCGTTAAAAATCATTCCGCGCTCTTTCACTGGATCCCCCTCTGCTTATTCCTCAATTCGATAACACCCTGGCACTCCGCGCACGTCTGGCAGCCGGGAACGGCAGCGCGCCTCGGCTCGGGAATTGGTTCGTCGCATTCTTCACAACGTACAGCTGATACGGCGTTGCGGTCGATGCGGTGAGCGGAAAGGGCAGCGTTACGCTGAAGCTCTTCAATCTCTGCTGCGGTATCGATGATATCGGCCATGATCACCCCTTACCGAGGGCTTTGTGGATGGCCGCGCGGGCTTTGTTGATTACGCCGTACCATTCCGGGTATGTAACGTTTCGGCCTTCTGCCATTGCTTTCTCGGTAAGCTGTAACGCTTCCAGCAATTCCGGTGCGGCGGCCATGATCGCGCCGTTATCATCTTCGGAGCCATTAATCAGTAACTCGGCGAGAAGGCCGCCGTCGCCGCGAATTGTTCCGGTCTCTTTGCTGTATGACCAATTACCTTTAGTGCCTTTAAAATCTTCCATAGTCACTCCGCGAACTGTCGGTTAATTCGGTTGAAGATGAACGCCAGCAATAAAAAGGGAGCCTTAAGCTCCCGGGTGATGAACGATTTCATGCGGCTCGCTCCGCCATTATTTCGGCCTTCTGCTCTTCGTTGAGCATGTCGTCAGAGACGATCGCCACGCGATTGCTGGCGCTCCACGATACTGGAGCACTTTCCTTCAGAGCCTTATTCAGCGCCTCAGCAGCATCACGCACAGCTTGCGGCAAGCAGTAATAGTCATCACCATCAGGCATTATCTCTTCGCAGTGCTGTTCCAGGTCGAACTCCGGCGGGTAGTTAGGCTCGCAGATCATTAACTGCAATTCACTCGGCAGCAGGGAGTGCTCATAGCAATAGTCGGCCAGCGATTCAGCGTCGAAAAAGTACTGGTCATCATCAAAGATAACGAGCGGCTCTCCGGCCCATACCGCGCGCTCAAAGGTAGCGAACTTCGCCTGGCGGCTTTCGCGGTGGCATTCTTCGCAATAGCCATTAGTGCTATGAATAGGGTGCTCATCAGGTTTGTTTTTGCACTTGCGATGAGTAGCGCCGCACCAACGCGCCTGGTGTTCGTCTTTTCCCCAGAAACGGCCTTGTCGGTCTACCCAGCCAGTTACAGTCTGGATGCTGGCCGCTTTATCGCTGTCCATCATCACGATTTTTTCAGTTTTCATATTCATTGTTCGGCTCCAAACCGCCCGTTAAGGCGGCCAGTTTTGACGACGAACTCCAGGAGGCTGACTCCCAGAGCTTCAATTTTCTTGTGATGCTTGTTGATGATGGGAGGCACCGTTTCGTTCCAGTTAGGCTTTGGCTTCTTGCGCATGGCCTGCTGGATTTCCTCGGTGCAGCGGCGGCAGGCTGCGCGGACGGCGTTGTCAGTTTCTGGCGTCATGCGGCCTCCGTTTTCACAACATCAATGGCGCAGCCAGGTAGCAATTCAACCGCGGCGGTGGCGCACTGATTTCCCCAGTGATGCCAGCCTGGCGCCGCGCTGCGACTAAACAGTTCAATCCGCGGCACATCCCCGTAAAGGAGCTCCAGCCGGTGGCGAACTTCCCACGGCTTTTCGCTGTGCGCGCCGAGCGGGCTGTATACCACCTGCTTAATCCCGGCATGCTTTCGCTCCAGCCCGGCGCCGCGGGTGGCAATTAGCAGATCTTCGGTATTGGCCCGGGTGTGGTTGCCGCCGTTCATCCGCGTCTCGGCATTCAGCAAATCTAGGAAGTCGTAAAAGTCAGTGATTTCACCCTCGGCCAGCGCCTTGTTGATGCGCAACTCGGCGTTCTGATTCAGTTTCACCCAGGTGAAGCCCTTCATCGTGCGAACGGTAAAGCCCCAGGCCTCTGCCAGTTCGATAGCCTCCTGGTTATGCGTGCCGGTATACCACATCGCCAGCACCGAGTTTTCGGCAGCAAGTTCCCAAACCGGCAGGCGCTTGATGTCAATCAGCTTCATGGTGGAGTAGTGATCAGCGGCTGCGCCGTTGCTGATGGTGTTGCCGTAAGACCAAGGCGGATCTGCGTAGATAAGAGAGTATTTTCCGGTCATGGAATTACACCTCGAAAGCAAGTTGTGGCGTGAACCGATCGCGATCTGCGTCGTAATTCAGCGAACTTGCAGAGTTAAAGGCTTCAATGCGCTCAACCAGCACCGCAGCGCGTGTTTCTTTGCTTGCCGGCGCGTAGGCTGATTTATCCCACGCTTTGTCGATGCCGATGTTTCGCGCCACATTAGTACTGTCGGCTGACGACAGTGGGATGTGTCGGAATATATCGGCGTTCAGCATGCGCAGGCCGTGAAGCTTTGTTATCGGATACCCGTTTATGTCGACAACGTGACGGATGAGATCGCGTAACTTTGCCCGACATGAGCGCGGGCGCTTTGCGTCGTATTCACCCATGCTACCGATGCATACGCGCGGAAATTCCCGACACAGGCGGAAGAAACGTTCATCGGGCTCGTTCATGTGCCACACAGGAGCGCCGACTACTTTGCCGTGCGGCCACTCGGCGATTAACGCGTCGTTCTCTTCACTGGTCCCGCCGATCACGTCAGGGATAACTGCAAAAGCAAAGCGAGGGTGATTCATCCAACGACCTACAAACGCGTAGTAGTCATTCCAGTTAACAACGCGCTTTTTCGTCCAGAAGCTGAATGCGCCGTTATCCAGCGCGAAAGACTGGGTGACTTCGCTGGCCAGGGCTAATTGGCCGGGGTTGGCGAAGGAAATGAAAGCGTGCCTGCCTTTCCATGCCTTCAGGGCGCATGTGTCCGGCGTAATCGGTCCGCCGTGAAAATGGATCATGCACCCTCCCGCTCCGGATCGTTAACATCCCAGCCATTACGCTCATTATTGGTTTGCAGCCGCTTATCTCCGACCTCTTCAATGCTGCGGCCGGTAATCTCTGCGACTTCAGCGTTTGAGTGTCGCCACAGCAGCGCCAGCTCTTCGAGAGACCACGCTTTCATAGCACTGACTCCATTTCGTCGATGTAGAGGCCCTGAGCAATCAGGCGGCTCCGGCGGGCGGCACGCGCTATGCACTCCTGCCGTCTGCCTTTCTGCGATTGCTCTATAGCGCGCCGGGTGAACAGGCGCGATTTACCCTGCGGCGTTACAACCTTCGGCTTCGTGACGAGGTCGAAAGTGCGGTCGCAGATGCCGTCCTCGTTGAGCCATTTTTCCGACTCAACGATCTGAGCTATCTGTCCGGTGCCGCGGGTAATGCCGTTGGCGACCCGGTTGAACTCGATGAGCGTTACGCCGAACTTCTCTGCGATTTCGCTGCCCGTTACCGGGCGGCCGCGCGTCTGAATCATCCAGATAACGTGTTCGCGGAGGCCGGAGAATTGCCCGGTTCGCCCGGGCCTGCGGTAAAAGGGGGTGCGTTTCATTCGAGCTCCAGTATGCGGCGCTTAGTGTCCGCAACAAGTTCGAGGAAATCTTTTCTGCGTGCGCGAAGCCGGGCTATTTCTGATTCACATTCGGCAGCTGTAAGGCGATAGACGATGAGCTGTTTACCGTCAGGGAAGTCTGAGCAGTAGCTGATGAAGTCCACCCAATCTCTGCCAGAGCAATCAAGGTGACCAACCAGTTGCCACCTGTATGCCGGATCGAAGGAACCGCGGGTGAGGGTGGAGTAGTGAGTGGCGGCAATGACCGACTTAATCTCAACGAGCCCGTCCTGGCCAACGAGTCCGTCGGGGCTGTCACCGTACGTTTCGTGATCAAAGAACCCGCCGTTATCCACGTCGACGAAGTTCATCTCTTCGTACAGCATGCGGGCAATTGGCTCCTGTTCGTGCCCGCGCTCCATGTGGTCGTTTGAGAAGCCATATTCAGACTTACACCCCTTAATCTGCTCCAGAGCCAACTGAAGCGCATAACGCCTGGCAGGTTCGCCAAAAGCCTTCCCATCGTTAGCCATGATCAGGCCGAAGTTTGACGCGGTGGCCTTACCCAGGCGAAGAGCATCCCACTCTTCACGATTTTGCTCGACGTCGTGCCAGATCATGATGAACACTCCTGCTCAAGCTGGCGGCGATGCTCCGGAGAAATATCCATTCTCGCCAGCACTGCATCAAGGTTTCCATCGCGCTTGAAGGCGGCCTTAGCGTTATTCCATGCCTGCGTTTTTTCCGGCGAAAGCACCGGCTTTGTAACGCGCGCCGGGCTTAAGCGGAGGCCTTCAACCGATTCCTTTCCGAACCGGACATTTTTATCGACGTAAACAGTGACCTTCACGCCTACCCAATCCTCAAGGAAGGGGGATCCGGTAATGCTTTTCAGCATCTTGCTGTTCGTGGCATTCAGAATCATCGGCTTAAGCTTTTCGCCAGGGCGCAGCTCGCGCTCTTCAAAATAAGCAGTGTTAAAAACGTCTTTGGATTTTTTGGTTTTGTCGTTTTCTAACGTTGCCCGGGCGATCGTCAGCACCGTTGGCTCAACGATGTCGGCGCTGCTCAGGTAAGGGGAGTCAAAAGCTTTTCGGTAGTGAGTTTTAGATTCAGACATTTCATGCATCCTTAAAACGGGCAGCCGGTACGGTGCTCCCAGTCGTATTCCGCCTGGGCGTAAGCAACTGCCGAAATGAAATCGTTGTAGGCCTCGCCAGCTTTATCGCTGCGAAGTCCTTCGTATGGGCTGGAGTCAATCGGAACCGTGAAGTGGAAGAGGCCGGACGGCTCTTTTGGCATCATATCGATGATTTTCTGCGCCCGTTCGTCGATCCACTTCTCTTTCTCGTCGGTGAGCTGCTGCTCAACCCACCGCCGATCTTCGATGCGGTCGTAAGTGAGGTATGCGTTCATGGCTGAACTCCTGAAATTTGGATGTGCAGATCCCGCCCGCAGAAGCCAGGCCGATCGGTTGAATAGGGTGGTTAGTGCTGGATAGGGTTGCCGTGACCGTCCAGAAGGACGTCAATCACACAGTCACTGAGGCGGATGATTTCTGCGTCGGTGTGCAGGTACACCCATTTGCGCTCCTGAATGACCGCTGAGACGCGATAGGTTCGGCCTTCATGCATTGCCATCATGCCAGGAGTGACGCACTGACGAATGAGCGGGGTGGTGCCGTAGTGGTGCATCATACCTTCACCTCAACCTGTTCCAGGAGGCCAGCGATATGCATCTGCCAGCGGTTCAGCACCAGTTTTTCCCGCGGTGCCGATAGGGACGTCAGTTGCCACTCGTTATCGTTGAGCTTTTTGGCGGTGTACTGCTTGCCGTTGTGGGTGACTGTCATGATGCAGCCTTAAGAGCCTCTTCGGCTTCTTTGATACGCGCTGCGGTGCCAGCATTCGGAGCGATTTCATTAAGGTGACGGGCGTCTTCTAAAAGCTTTGCGATTATCTCTTTCAGGTCTGTCATAAATCCTCTTGGCCTTATCGCGGCGAACGGAACGGTTAATACAAGACTTCTGCGCTAATGGGCGGTGGATGGCCGCCAGTTGTCATAACTAACCGCACTCATCGAGAACGGTGAGGTATGAAAAAAGCCGCTTGTTAGGCGGCTTCAGACGAATAATGAATTTTTGTTTGCCTCATAACTCAAAACGAAGATATGAACGGCATGTGTTAACGTGTCTCCGCAAAATTCCCCGTAAATGCTTTCGGAAGCGACGAGCCACGTTCTGTCACCCGATAGCCTGCGCGCTGCCTTGTCGATTTTATATTTGTCTATCAATGCATCTAATTCATCCATCAATCCCGATGCAGTCATTTGTTTAACCGCTTCTTCAGGAGAAAGTCTGAGCATGCCCATCGCCTTACCCTCCGTCGTTACCCGCTGATGCGGGAGAAATGCTTTGGTGGTGAGTTGCCGGCATTACAACTGCCACTACGTGGGAGTATCCGGCCGCCTTCGCGTCATCCTAAAACTCACCCCAAAACATTCCCTGTATTGGTCAGCGCCAACTCCCTGCCAGTGTTGCCCGTTCTCACGCCGTTCTCGCTCTCGCGCGGGGATACTCTCTCACCGACCGGATCGCACCCGGTGATACAGCACGTTTACGTGTAGGGGTCTTAACAGGTCATTGACGCTGTAAATCTGCATGTTGTTAAAAAGCAGGCGACTTGCTGTCCGCCGCTGGCTAACTTCGCTCAGCTGTCGATGTTTCGTTTCGATGAGTTGATAATAGCGATGAGTATTGTTTATAGCAATACGTATTGATATTAAATAATAGCAATTGCTATTAATGCTTTGATAGCTAAAGGAATTTATTTTGATATTTTTTCGAGGAATTGAGATTCAGACCGTTTTTTTACTGCGGCGGGTATTGCTGTGACGAATGGCCTGGCTGGGGGCAATAAAAAACCCAGCACTATGGCTGGGCTTGATACGTAGCTGGGTGTGTTAACCGTGTTTTCTGTACGTTTGTGGCATGCTGCCAATGACTTTTCCGAATACGAGTATCCTGTTCATTTCTTCTTTTTCGATCGGCTCCCATGGGCGGTAAGTCTTGTTGTCGGAAATGACAAGCAGCTTATCTTTCATCTTCTGCAAGCGTTTCACGTGGGAAGTGTCGTCGTATATGAAGGCGTAGATTCCATCGCCATCGAAGTGCTGAACGCTAATATCGACGAACAGCAAGTCGCCTGGCTCAATGGTCCCGGACATGCTGTCGCCGCGAACATTAATGATTCTGATTTGCTCAGCCTTTCTGCCATTGAACATCCGGCGAGCATCTTCCACTGAGTATTCCACGGATCTAAGCACCTCTACAAATTCGCTGTTGATGGCTCCAGGTCCAGCGCTTACGTAAAAGTCTAGCGCTTCAATGCGGAAGGTGTCAGTAGGTGCCGGCTCTGTTTTTGGCTGCGAAATTGCGGGCATTTGACCATCGTCACGCATCGGGCCAACTCCGGTTGAAAGCCACTCAGACCGAACGCCAAGCGCATTGGCGATCTCAACAATTTTCGTTGAGCCCCTGGCATTGCCACTGGTCAGCCTCCAGATTGTGGGCTGAGCAACGCCAGACGCCTTAGCTAAAGCGCCCTGAGACATGCCAGATAAGTCCATTGCCTGATTCAGGCGTTCTGCAAGAGTTTCTTTTTTCATGAGTTTAAATTTATACGCTTGCGTATTGTTGGTCAAAACACGTTTAGCTATTGCCTAAATCAATACGCATTGCTATTATCAATTCACACCAATACTCATAGGAATTGGAATATGACGAACAAAACCATCCAGCGCGCCATTGATATCGCTGGTAGCCAGAAGAAATTAGCCGACCTTTGCGGCGTGGCGCAGCCGACTGTTTGGCGCTGGTTGCACGGTGGTGGCATTGATGCCCGCTACGTAATGAAGATTGTGTCTGCAACCAACGGAAAGCTTAAGCCAGCAGATATCCGCCCAGATCTCGCCCAGCTCCTTGAGGCGAATAACACAGCCGCTTAACGGCGGCCCTAACCACGAAAGGGAAAGCAATGCATTCACTTGCGTATCAACACAATACCGGAATACACCCGGGAGCGATGATAAACCGCGCTCAACCTAAAGCGGCGCCAGGCCACGAAAAGATCCGCGATGCGGTCCGTGCATGGTCGTCGGCGCTGGACAATCAGGACGTCGTTTCGGCGCTGATCATCAACGAGTACAGGGAGCAGGGCGGGACCGCCATCAGCTTCCCGGAAGACATCAGCCGGGCCCGCCAGAAGCTGTTCCGCTTTCTGGATAACCGTTTCGACTCTGAACAGTACCGCGAGAACGTGCGCCAGCTGACACCGGCAATCATGTCCGTCCTGCCGCTGGAGTATCGAAACCGCCTGGCGCCGCAGAACGACACTATGTCTCTGATCGCCTCTGCGATGAAAGAGTGTGCCGAAGCTAAGCAGGCAGTGCTTCTGGACGCTCCAGAGCATCAGAAGCTGAAAGAGGTGAGCGAGGGTATAGCGTCGCTGTTCCGCCTCATGCCGGAGCAGGTAGGGCCGTTGATGACGATGGTCACTTCGATGCTGGGGGTTATGTGAGAGGCACCAGAAAAGAAAAAGCCCTTGAAGCGGTAACTTCAAAGGCCTTCCAAACACTGTGTTACGCCAAGTAACGGGAGTAAGTATGCCAAACACCGCTGAAATTATCAATTTCCCAAATAAAACCGAACAACCGGGAGGTCGTATGGCCGACCTGTCGAACGGGTATACCAAGGTCGCTAACGAGATCCAACAGCTTAAGCCTCGCCTGAGACTGTCAGGCCGGGAATGGCAATGTTTTGAGGCGGTGATCTGGCTTACCTACGGCTGGAACAAGAAACAGGACCGAGTGACAAATACGGTTATTGCCGAGCTTACGGGCCTGAGCGATACCCATGTATCGGACGCGCTTAAGTCTCTCGCAGAACGCAAAATCATCTTTTCACAGAAGCAGGGCATGATGAAAATCGTCGGTGTAAATACTGACCTTTCAGCCTGGATTTTAGACAAACCGGAAACGGGAAGAAAATTCCCGAAAACGGGAAAATCCTTCCCGAAATCAGGAATAACCTTCCCGAAAACGGTAGACACCCAATACAAGAACAAGAACAGTATTAAAAGATCTTCGTCCGAGAATTCTGACGAATCCTCTGACGCACGTCTGAAGAAATTTTTATCAGCTCATCCTGAAGCTGAGGTCTACACGCCATCCGGTGCGAAGTGGGGCTCTGCTGAAGACCTAAAAACCGCCCAATGGATATCTGCCAGGGTGAAGCAGATTAACCCAACCTGCAAAGCCCCGGACATGACCTCCTGGTCTAACACCGTTCGCCTGATGCGCCAGATAGACAACCGGTCGCACCAGGACATCTGCGCGCTGTATGACTGGGCCAGCAAACACCACTTCTGGCAGACCAACATCCTGAGCCCGGAAAGCCTGCGTAAGCAGTGGGACAAGCTGACAATGCAGCGCAATGCTGGTGGCGAGCAGCGCGTCGTTAAGCCGGATCTGGACTTCAATAACACTGACTGGGCCTATGGGGTGATTCGATGAAATCTCTTGCAGAGCAGATGCGTAACCACGACCGCGAGCAGATGAGCCGCATGGCCCATAACCTGCCAGAGCAGTATCAGGAACGCGCACCGGTCGAGCAGGTGGCTCAAGTGTTCAACGGGCTGTTCAACCAACTGCGTGCCGCGTTCCCGGCCAGCATGGCGAACTTCCGCACCCAGGACGACCTGAACGAATTCCGCCGTCAGTGGCTGCTGGCGTTTCAGGAGAACGGGATCCACTCAATGGCGCAAGTCGATGCAGGTATGCGCATTGCCCGCCGCCAGGAGCGCCCATTCCTGCCGTCGCCGGGCCAGTTCGTCGCCTGGTGCAAACAGAGCGGCGGGGTGCTGGGCGTCAACGTTGACCAGGTGATTGCCGAATACTGGGACTGGCGTAACCGTTCGTTTGAATTCACTTCCAGTGAGCAATTCCCCTGGTCGCAGCCGTTCATGTACCACATCTGCGTTGAACTGCGCCACCGCAGCACAGAGCGTCAGTTAACTCATGGTGAGCTGGCGCGTGAAGCCGGTGACCTGCTGGACATGTGGGAGAAGCGCGTCACCGAGGGTAAACCAGTGCCGCCGGTACGCCGGGCAATTGCAGCGCCTGCCGCAGAGCATGGGCCTACGCCGATCCAGCTGCTCCAGGCGAAGTACAACCGCAACAAATCGAACGGGATGGTGTGAGATGAAAGGCAAACAGGCAATTCTGCGTTATCTCGAAACGCACCGGACCTTCACCGCGAAGGATGTGGCCACAGAATGCGGTATGACAATCAACTGCATCACGAAGAACGCTATCGACCTGGAGCGGGCCCGCAAGATTGTCCGGGTGAACAAGGTCTGGCGAACGGTGACTTATCGCCTGGCGACGCCAGAAGAACAGGATGGCACCGCGCGCAGCTGCACCAACGGAATATTTCAGGAGTGCCGCAACAGCGCGGCTATGAAGCGAGTATTGATGGTTTGGGGGAGGGCAGGGGTATGAGCGAATGGAGTGATTATCGCTGGATGGTTAGGACCATGGCGAAGGATAACTGTGTAACGCTCATCAGCATCGCCAAGCACTGCGGCGTATCGCACAGGAAGCTTAATCAAATTCTGCAAACCGGGCCATCCAAAGAACAGGAAGAACTCATAGCCGAAGCTCTGGGGTGCGCAGGGTGTGACCTTGCGGAAATCCACAGGCAAATGGGCGAGTTATCAGACAAGTACGGGAGAGCATCAGCATGAAACCAACATACGAAGAGCTGGAAGCAAAATGCGCGGCGCTGGCTGCGGAGAATGTGGGGCTGAAGGAGTGGAGTCCTAATCCGCATAGCGCTTCGATGTTTGAGGCGATAGAGAAGGCCGAAAAGCTCATGGATGATGGTATGCCTGAGCTGGCGATGGTGGAGGCCTTTGAAATTCTTAAGATGCAGCATACACCGGCCACGGACGCTTTCCTGGCTGAAGTGCGGGCGCAGGGTGTGGATGCAGCTATCGAGCATCTCAATAAAATATTCGGCAGCAAAGAAGACACTGGCGAGCAGGTAAGGGCTCTTGAATGGTTGGCGCAGGCGCTTCGCAAAGGAGTGCAGTCATGAGCAACATCGACAAACAGGACAGCCAAGTGCAGCGCTATGCAAACTTCGGTGTCGACATGATGGAGTGGGCTGACGGTGGGTACGTAAAACACTCTGATTATCTGGCGCTGCTGGATGAGCTGGAAGCCAAAGACAAGCAGATTGCAGATTTGAAGGAAGCGTTCCGAATCGCTTTGTCTGCTGCTGGCATCGACGCACCCGCCGCAGCCGGGAAAGGAGAGTGAACATGCAAGCGCAGATATCAATAGTTCGGCCTGGTGCTGCTGATGATAAAGAAATCAGGCTAATCATTCGTCTGGCGATGGGGAAAACAATCACCGCTCTGATGACTCCAGAAAACCTTGCTCTGGCGTTAACTGGCAAATCAGACCTGCCGGCAGCGCTTAAGTTGCGAAACGTTGAGATTGAGGTTAAGTAGCCATGAGCACTATTACCAGAGAACCTGTGACGCACAACCTCAAGATTTGGCCTGAATACTTCGCAGCGGCCCGGGACGGACTTAAGCGCGCAGAACTGCGTTGGAATGACCGTGAGTATCAGGAAGGCGACATTCTCGACCTTTGTGAGTGGGATCCGAATGAAGAAGCCTTCACGGGTGATTTCATCAGCGTCACCGTTACGCACGTTGCTGATCTTGGTCAGTGGATGCCGGGTTACGTGCTGCTGAGTGTCGCCCCAGCAGCGCCGGTATCTGTGCCTGATGCGATGGATGACCAAGGAGGTGTTTGCTGCGAGGTTTCGTACGCTGATGGCTGGAACGCCTGCCGCGCCGCCATGCTGAGCCAGGAGAAAGGCAATGGATAATCGCTACGAAATAGCAGAGCAGAACGGGATGAGCCGAGAGTTTGCTGACTGGTTCTTTGATAACAAAAAGCCTGGCTGTGGAAACGTCTGGTTCATGATGATGGCAGCCATGTGGGAAGGGTGGCAAGGCCGCGCCGCCATGCTTCGGGGTGCTGAAAAAACCGAGCCGCTGCACGCCGTCAAAGACGCGCCAGCACTGGATTCTTCGTCAAGAATAGCCGAGCCGCTGCACGCCGATTTTCAGGGTGCCGAACCTGTAACGACGGCTTACAAGTTGCCAGAGGGTTGGGTGGCGGTGCCGGTTGAGCCAACCAAAGAGATGATTGACGCTGGATGGTCATATTACATGACAACAAAATCACCATCATCACTTGGCGTTTATGGCGCCATGCTCGCAGCAACACCTCAGCAGGATGTTTAAGGTTCTACTCATCTTTTACATTTTGTGCGCATATTAACCAAATATTTGAGGGTATAATCCTGTCGTCAAATAAGAAAAGGCGACAGGATTATGGTGAAGGTATTGGTTTATGGTGGCGGATATAACGGCGTTGTTCGTGAAGTTGAGTCCGCAAGTTCACCCGTAAGAATCCTCCGCGGCGACTGGGTCCGCGATCGTGATGCTCATCATGCAGGCGGAAAGGTGGAAGCGGTCAATTGCGATGAGGAGTTTTCAATTCGTGAGTTTGAATATGCTGAAGGCCAGGTTTATTTAATCGCCGAGCATGGCGTTACCATTCCAGATGAAGAAATCAGGAAGCGTATTGATGTGATGCGCAGCTTAAAGTCACTGTCATGAGTGAGTTCAATATTGCAGCCAAAAGCCAAGAGGAGCGCGACAAGGTTAACGTTGACCTTGCGGCTTCCGGAGTGGCCTACAAAGAACGCCTGAATATGCCGGTTATCGCTGAGGTGGTGATGCGTGAGCAGCCAGAGCATTTGCGGGACTACTTTCTTGAGCGTTTGAGCTATTACCGCGAGCAAAGCGTGAGCCTACCAAAACCTTCAGACCCCAGATATATTGAGATGTCGGCACAGAGCGAGAAAAAATGATGGAACCTACTAATAAAATTACAAGGCAGCAATTTAATGATATTCAGCGAGCTATCCTAAATGCCGCAAACTCCTCCACAAAAGACCTGGCCAGGTCTTCCTTAGAATTGGCAAAAGCCTATCGCGCTCAAATCAGACATCTGCTCGATGACTATGTTGATGAGCAATTAAGTTCCGCATTGATCTATGCTGATGAGGCCGCAGGAAGAGTTAAAGACAAGGACCGAAAACTGGAAAATGTCGAGCATTTCCTATACAAATTCAAGTCCGGTCTTACCTTCGAATAATTGATTTTCCATAATCAACCAGCCATAATCATGTCATCGGAGCCTGAACAACTCCGGTGACTTCTGCGCATTTAAGGGGACTTAAATGCGACCACAATCTGAACTCCTCACCTTGTCACAGATGCAGAAATGCACCTGCGATTTTCTGCATTCTGCGGTTTCCGTTAGGGAGGCCGTATGACTCTTCCAGTAGACGGCATCAAACTCCATCGCGGCAACTTCGCGGCCATTGGCCAGCAGATTCAGCCATTGCTGGATGCCGGGCAATGTTTCCGCCTGCAAGTCAAACCGTGGCGCGAGAAGCGCAGCCTGTCGCAGAACGCGCTCAGCCACATGTGGTACACGGAAATTAGCGAGTACCTGATCGCGCGCGGCAAGACCTTCGCTACGCCTGAGTGGGTCAAAGACGCGATGAAGCACACCTATCTCGGCTACGAAAGCAAGGACCGTGTAGACGTCGTGTCTGGCGAGGTCACCACCGTCCAATCCCTACGTCATACGGCAGAGCTGGAAACGGGCGAAATGTACATCTTCCTGTGCAAGGTCGAAGCCTGGGCGATGAATATCGGCTGCCACCTGACCATTCCCCAAAGTTGCGAGTACCAGCAACTGCGCGATAAGCAGGAGGCCTGATGTCAACTCCACTTTCCCGCGTCATCACCAACGAAATCTTCCGCGTTCCGGCGCGCCGCCAGCGCAAGCCCGCGGTTAAGCCGTCCGACATCCCGACAATGAAAGACTACACCGCCCGCCTGGTGGATCAGAAATGGCTGCGTCTCGCTGCACGGAGGAATCATGCGTAAACCAACCCGTCGAACCTGCAAGGTCTGCAAAGAGAAATTCACCGCTACCTTCGACAACGTCTGGTGGTGCTGTCCTGAGCATGGCGCCATCTACGCGCTGGATTTGAGGGCAAAGCAGAAGGTGAAAGAGGCCGCTAAGCGTATCAGTGAACAGAAAGAGGCAGAGAAGGCAGGGCGAAAACGCCGACAAGAAATGCGCGAGTCACTAAAGTCTAAATCCCAGTGGGATAAGGAGGCTCAATCGGCCTTCAACCGCTACATCCGGATCCGGGACGAGGGGAAAGAATGCGTCAGCTGCGGCAATCCGCTCCTCGGCAAATGCAATTACCTCACTGGTAGCGCTATTGATGCCAGTCATTACCGTTCGCGCGGAGCTGCATCACACCTCAAATTCAACGTGTTTAACGTCCACTCAGCCTGCACCCGGTGCAATCGTCAATTGAGCGGTAATGCCGTCGAGTATCGTATTCGGCTGATTGAGCGTATTGGCTTGGAGCGCGTCGAACGTCTTGAATCAGACAACGAGCCGCGCCGGTTCGATATCCCATACCTTCAACGCATCAAATCCATTTTCACACGAAAAGCCCGCGCGCTGGAAAAACGCCGGGCCCGCCGACAGGAGGCAGCATGAATCACGCCGACTTCCTGCGATACCAGGCCGAAAGCGTTAAGCGCGCAAACCTGCCACCAGTAGCAAAGCACAGCCAGACCAAAACCAACCAGCCACATAAGGAAGCCGCATGAACAGCCAGCAACTGGAATACGTACGTCAGCAGCTCATTGTGGCGACCGCAGATCTGAGCGGGGCGACGAAAGGGCAACTGGTAGCTTTCGCCGAGAACGCACAATTCACCGCGACGGCGCGCAGACGGGGACGGAAGAAAATCACCGACCCGGTCACCGGCCGGAAAGTTAACCCGGACGGCCCGGCGATGAGCGGTAGCCAGTCGCGTGCCAAGGGGTCATCTATCGCGCTGGTCAGCCCGGTAGAGTTCGGTACCGCGTCATGGCGGCGCGCTGTTCTGTCGCTGGAGGAGCACCAGAAAGCATGGCTGCTGTGGAACTACAGCGAGAATATCCGCTTCGAATACCAGGTGGCTATCACCCAGTGGGCATGGGCAGAGTTCCAGGAGCAGCTCGGCGCGAAGAAGGTGGCTGGCAAGACGATGGACCGCCTGAAGAAACTTATTTGGCTGGCGGCGCAGGACGTCAAAGCTGAACTGGCAGGGCGTGAGACGTACGAATATCAGGCGCTGGCGGAACTGGCGGGCGTTGCGAAATCCACCTGGACAGAAACCTATCTGCCTCACTGGCTGGCTATGCGTAACAGCTTTAAGCGACTCGATAGCGGTGCGCTTATCTCTGTAACGCGATCACGTTCACAACAAAAGGCGACAAATTTAGATGTAAGTCTTGCAAAACCGAACTGAAACGCATATATTTCATGTAAATCTGATATTGTGCCATTGTTGTATGCATTGGCGGTATCAAACGCTTCGTTAAGAGGTTGAGATGGAAGTAAACCAGCTAAAAAGACCCATGCACCCGCTCAAAGTAATAGAGGAGTGGCGTAATGGTTGCTCCTGTAGCATCGGTGCTGAAGGAGAGGCAGTTCACCCATCCACTTGTGAAGCATGCACCGAAGCAGCCATGGAGGCGATCGAGAGTTGGTTTAAATCATCAAGCGAGCCTGAATGGGGTGACTGGAAACCAGTGCCGTAACTGCAAAGAAGAAAATTAAGAGCCTCGCCATCGTGCGGGGCTTTGTTTTTTGTGCGTTATGTACACCAAGTAGTCTTTAAAAGTTAAAAATCATTTTTAACTTATGTAAAATGTGGCCTCCAGTTAAAACAGAGAGGCCTCATCATGAAGAACTTCCAGCTTTACGTTGGCGGCACTAACAACATCACCTATCGTTACGAAATCAGAAAGGTGGATGATGCTTTTAGTGTTCGAATATTCAACGTCAAAAACAAGTTGCACAAAGAGGTTGGTAGCAAGTCACTTCGTTTTGTGTCAGCTCATGATGTCATTGATGAGTGCACATCGCATTACAGGAGGCACGCTAAAGGCTTAAGAGGCTTTTTACGTGGGCTCAAAATGTGGTGAAGGTGCAATTCAACAGACAGGTCGCTTAGGCGGCCTTTTTATTTGCCTGTAGCTAAGCGGTAAAGCTCCCAAATCATAATTGGATGATTGCTGGTTCTAATCCAGACGGGCGACCCAAACCCACTACCTGGGACCCTTCGGCCATAGAGCCGACATTGCCTTACCCTCATCTTCCCGGCCTGTCGCCGGGTTTTTTTTCGCGCTTCGCATGCGCTCCCCATTAACGTCGAACCGTTCACTTTGAAATGAGCCTTTGAGGAAGTCAGTTAGTGCTGGCGAGCCTCGACGGGCTGATTTCCTATGCGACAAAGGTTCATCTCAAAGAAGGAAAACGCCATGTTAAAAGATCCTTCCAAGGAAGAGATTGAAAAATACTTCTTTTGCGACCCAGATGTCGGGAGCATTGTCAGGATAGCCAACTCAAGTACAGCAAAGGCCGGGGAAAACCCAATTTATGTTAACAAGTGTGGTTACCACATGGTCAGCGCTCTGGGTCAGGTGATTGGCCTACACCGAATAGTTTGGATCGTGGCGAAGGGATCTATCCCTGAAGTTATGGAAATTGACCATATCAACGGCGACAAGAGCGACAACAGAATTACAAATCTGCGCCTTTGTACGCCAACACAGAACAGGCAAAACAAGACCAAATATAAAAACAACAAATCTGGCTTTAAGGGTGTCCATTTCGAATCCTCTCCACGGATTAAAAGACCATGGCGAGCAAGGATTGTTGTTAATAAAAAGGCTATCAGCTTGGGAAACTTTATGACCAAGCATGAGGCTCATGAGGCCTATCAAGAAGCAGCCAAAAAATACTTTGGCGAATTCAACAGGTCATAACTTCAGGCCGCAGACAATCAATTCCAGATGCCACGTAGCTACCGTGTCTGACGGCCTTTCCCACTACACGAACAGCACCCGCTAACTACGCGAGGTGAGAGCATGTATCGCATGGAAAAAATAACCACTGGTGCAGCCTATGGCGCTTCAGCCGGGAGCATCCTAAACGGCATGCTTAATGCCTACAGCCCCGAGCAGTGGAACGCTATCGGAGTGCTGGTGGGCATCATTATTGCCGTGCTGACCTATCTGACGAATCTGTACTTCAAGATCCGCGAAGACAACCGCCGCAGCAGGAGCCGAGATGAACCCGACACTCAGGAATAAGCTGGTGGGTGCCATTGTTGGCGGATCCGGAGCAATCACCATTGCTGCAGTAATGCTGGGCAATGCGGATGGGCTGGAAGGGCGGCGTTATTACGCCTATCAGGATGTGGTCGGCGTCTGGACTGTTTGCGATGGGCACACCGGTGCCGACATTCGCCGCGGTCACCGTTACACCGATAAAGAATGCGACAACCTGCTTAAGGCAGATCTGCGGAAGGTGGCAAACGCCATCGACCCGCTGATCAAGGTTCGCATCCCTGAACCTACCCGTGCCGCGCTTTACTCCTTCACTTACAACGTTGGCTCTGGTGCGTTCTCCAGTTCCACGTTGCTGAAGAAACTGAACGCCGGTGACGTGCCTGGCGCCTGCAAAGAATTGCAGCGCTGGACGTATGCCGGTGGTAAGCAGTGGAAGGGGCTGATCACCCGGCGCGAGATTGAGCGCGAAGTTTGCGAGTGGGGCCAGAAATGAGCCGATTAACAGCAATCATCTGCGCTGTCGTTATCTGCCTGCTGGTTTCCATGGCCTGGGCGATTAACCACTACCGCGACAACGCTATCACCTACAAAGACCAGCGCGACAAGGCCGCTGAACAACTCAGACTGGCGAACAGCGCCATCAAAGACATGCAGACCCGCCAGCGTGATGTCGCTGCACTGGATGCCAAATACACGAAGGATTTAGCCGATGCAAAAGCTGAAAATGACAGGCTTCGTGCTGATGTTGTCGCTGGTAAGCGTCGGTTGCAAATCGCCGCCACCTGCTCCAAAGACGGAACCCCCGGCACCTCCGGCGTGGTTGATGGCTCAAGCCCTCGACTTACAGCAGATGCTGAACTCAATTATTGGCGTCTCAGAGACGGGATCGCCACCGTCACCAAGCAACTGACCGGCCTGCAGGAATATGTCCGCACTCAGTGCTTGAAGTAAACGAGCCTCGCCATCGTGCGGGGCTTTTTCGTAACCAGAAGACGAAGAAGGAAGTAACCATGTTTACAGTAAAAACCATCATCAACGGCGTAACCCATATCTGCGAAATGCCTACGTTTACAGTGGCACGCGCAGACTCAGAGCGATTTGACGACATCCTAAAACTCACTAATGACCACTCTAACCCTGACTTTGCTATCTGGCTGCCGGATGTGTATACCGATCCAGAGTGCAAACACGCACTACAGGAAGAGGAACTGATCGTCAGTGAGCGCGACGGCGTATTGGACCATGATGCCATTGCCGTCCTGATTGAGGACTTCGAAAGCCCCGAGCATGCGAAGAAACGCGCCTTTGATGGCATCCGTTACCAGTTCATCTACCCGGGAGATCAGGTTTACGTGATGAACTCTCACGGCTCGACCATTGAAACGGTGAAGTGATTCGCCACCCCTTTTACACACACAAAGCCTGACTCCGGTCGGGCTGTTTTATTGGGGAATGACAAACCCCAAGAAGATCCACCCACTACTGCAAAGCATCATCGCCCTGCTGCATAGGGCAGATCCTCTCTATTCCGATGACTATCGAAGGTAGAGGCATAATGCGTCTCACACACGCACATCAATACACAGAACCTTTCAGGATGACCCTTGAGGATACCGGTTTGGCTATCGGTGCCTTCTGTGGGCCGGACTCCTGTGTGACAAGGTTCATCACTAAAAGGTAACTACCGATGCAATTAGTTGAAATCAAGAAGCTAGACTTGGTAACCAACACCGCAGCCATCGCCGAGGGCGTTGGGCGAGACCATGACACCATCATCAAGCTGGTTGACCGTAACAAAAGTGACCTTGAGGAATTCGGAGAGGTCGGATTTGAAATCCGAGCTGGGTACAACAATTCCAAAGTTCGCGTCGCGTTGTTGAATGAACAGCAAACCACGCTACTGATCACCTACATGCGAAACAACGAAGTTGTCCGGGCATTCAAGAAGCGCTTGGTATCTGAATTCTTCACGATGCGCAGCGCGCTGGCAAAGAAGAAGATGGATCGCAACTCGGCGCGCCTGGAATACAAGCCTATGACCGACGCCATTAAACATGAGCGAGAGGCTCAGGGTAAGCAGATTGCACCGCATCATTTCTCCAATGAGGCTGACCTGATTAACAGGCTGGCGCTGGGCATGACGTCTGCTAAGTTCCGCGTGCATCACGAGATCGGAAAGAAAGAGCCAATCCGCGACTACCTCACGCCAGAGCAAATCCACTGCATCACCGAGCTACAGCGTGCTAACACCGTGTTTATCAGCATGGGGTGGGACTTCGAACAACGCAAAGAAGTGCTGCGCGGTATGTTCGAGCGTAATCACCGTCAGCCGCTTATCGAAGAACAGCACCGTCTGGCGGCCTAAGCTACAAAAATAGCTTCGAGAGCCACTTTCACAACGGCTTTCCATTACAAAGCTCATCTGCTGGTGGGCTTGATAATGGAAAAACAGTGATGCCTATAAGTTTTGGTAATTAGAAAAAACCTCAGATAAGTGCTAAAAATTTGCCCAGTAAACAATGATGAGATGAAGAATGAAAATCCTGGGATTTGATGAGCACAGAACAAAACGTGGGAGTGGTGCATTAAAGTTCTTTGAGCTGGAGCGTGTACCAAGCAGTGACTGGGTAAAGATATTCGAAAGCCTGTTCACAAAAAGTGGTGATGAGGCGTGGGTTGAGGGGTATTGCATAGTGTCGAACTGCCCAAGCAGTGACATAGCTGAAAGGCTAGTGCAGTTACAATCAAAGTGTGAAGAAGCAAACACAATATTCAGAACTAAGAACTCAACTCTTTGAACAGTAATCGCCGCCTCCGGGCGGTTTTTTGTTGCCATCACCATGGGCAGGCTCATCGTAATGGCAACATCTCAATCATACTAATGGAACACCAGTTATCATGTAATGGATAACGCTCAGAGAAAACCAGACCAGAATGTATGTGATAGGGGCTTGCAGAATCGCAACCCAGCCCTGGGAAGTAAGCATTTTATCTCCTTTTCAAAATTTGAAAGTAATGGCCGCGATTTGGCCTTCAATAGTGGTCTCTAATTCGCAAGGGCAGGGATTTGCGATTTTGGGGAGGAAAGAATGCCAGTTTTGTCTAACGCTGTTAGACATGACCTCTCTAATAGTGGGCTTTAATCCAATCCCGCAGCTGATAGTAAAACAGACATCATCTAAATCGGATGGGAGATTCCTAATGTCCGACACCTACATTATCAAACTGACGACGAACGACGGCGGCGAGTACACGGGCAAGATGTCACGACGTCAGCCTGAGCTGGTTAATGGCTTTGTGCCGCTGGCGACCGAGACGGGCGAGTGGCTTTACTTCGCTCCGGCCGATGTGAAGCGCGTGCAGTTTACGCCGGTACCGGCAGAGCAAACCGAACAGCCAGCAGAACAAACAACGGAGTAACGAATGAGCAAACCGGACTGGGAGGCCATCGAGACGGCGTACCGGGCCGGAGTGATGTCCCTCCGAGAAATAGCGTCACAGCACGGTATCAGCGAAGGCGCTATCCGTAAGCGTGCCAAGCGTGACGACTGGTCGCGTGACCTCAATGCGAAGATTCAGCAAAAGGCTGAAGATCTGGTACGCAAACAGGAGGTACGCAAACAGGTACGCAACGAAAGCACTTTGACCGAGCGCGTACTGATAGAGGCGACTGCCGAGGTAATTGCCACGGTACGCATGGAGCACCGGGGAGACATCCGCCGGGCTCGTGAACTGACCAACACGCTATTCGATGAACTTGGTGCGCAGTGCGCAGATGTAAGCGCGCTCGAGCGGTTGGGCGACATCATGTTTGACCCCGACGATAAAGGGCGGGACCGGCTCAATGAAATTTATCAGAAAGTGATCAGCCTGCCTTCCCGTGTTAAATCCATGAAAGACCTCAGTGACAGCCTGAAGACGCTGATCGGCCTCGAGCGTGAGGCGTACAGCATCGAGAATAAGGCTGAAACGAAAGAGGTCACCCATAACGTCATGCTGGTGCCAACCAGTGACAACGTGGATGACTGGGAGGCGGCAGCGCAGAAACAACAGGACGGGGTGCTCGGTGGATGAATTACAAAGCTGTATGGAAGCCACTGCCTGGATCTCAGTCCCTGGCGCTGAGCTGCCCGTGTAACGAAATCCTGTTCGAGGGCACTCGCGGACCGGGCAAGACAGCTGCGCAGTTAGCCAGGTTCAGGCGTAATGTCGGCGTGGGTTATGGCTCGTTCTGGCGCGGCGTCATCTTCGACACCGAATATAAAAACCTTGCCGACATCATCACTCAGTCGAAGCGTATGTTTCGCCTGTTCAACGACGGTGCGCGCTATCTGTCATCTGCGAGCGAATTGCGATGGGTATGGCCTACTGGCGAAGAGCTGCTCTTCCGCTTCGGCAAAGAGGCGGACGACTACTGGGATTTCCACGGGCAGGAATTCCCGTTCATTGGTTTTAACGAGCTGACGAAACAGCAGTCTCCAGAGTTCTACGAAATGATGTTTTCCTGCCGGCGCTCATCGTTCAGGCCGGAAAACTACCCGCTGGAGAATGGCAAGTTATTGAGGCCAATCCCGCTGGAGACGTTCAGCACGACCAACCCGTTCGGCATCGGGCATACCTGGGTGAAGAAGCGCTTCATTGAGCCAGCGCCGCGTGGAACCGTACAGCGCGACCGGCAAATGGTGTTCAACCCTCAGACAGAACGAGAAGAGGAAATCACGCTAACCCGCGTGGCCATCCACGGATCGTTCAAAGAGAACCCTTACCTCGACCCGCAGTACATTGCGACCCTGATGGCTATTAAAGACCCTAACCGACGTAAAGCGTGGGTAGAGGGCTCCTGGGATGTGACCAGTGGCGGGCGATTCGACCACCTGTGGAATGAATCGCTGCACGTCATTAAGCCGTTCCGCATACCGGATAGCTGGACAGTTGACCGCTCGCATGACTGGGGTGAGTCGAAGCCGTTCTCTAATCTGTGGTGGGCTCAGGCTGATGGCACTGCCGCCGAGCTGCCTGATGGGCGTCAGTTCTGTCCGCCGGCAGGGACGATAATCCTGATCGGTGAATGGTACGGCTGCCCGCCTGACGAGCTGAACAAAGGCCTGAATATGTCATCCACCAACGTAGCGAAAGGCGTGGCGTGGATTGACAAGCGGCTGGTGGGCGAAGACGCCGACGAGCCGGAAGAGATACAAATCGACGGCGTCACGCAGGGCCAGCTAAACATTGTTCCAGGAATATGCTCGGAAGTTATCCCGGGCCCGGCTGATAGCGCCATTTTTAATACCGGTGACGATGAGTTGTCGATCGGCCAGAAAATGGAAAATCAGGGTGTCGAATGGCTTGAAGCCAATAAGAAGCCAGGATCACGAGTTAACGGGGCCTCGGTATTTGCCGACATGCTTGAGGCTGTAGTTGAAGGTAAGAAGCTGGAATCTGGAATCCCTGAGAAGCCTGCCTTTTACGTGTTCGAGCATTGCCGTGGCTGGATTAGCCGCATACCAGTGCTGGTTCGCGACAGCAAAAATCCAGATGACGTAGATACCCAACAGGAAGACCACGACTGGGATGCTACCCGCTACCGAGTACTGCACTCACCACAGAAAATTACCGGTATGTTGGTGCGCTCGCGCTGACGGAGGAAACCGTGAACGAAAGCGAAAATAAACAACTCGCCACGAATGCCAGCATCGACCGCGAGCGGATGCGTTACGTCAACGCACTGTTCAATGGCACCAGTAATACTAAGCGTAAGCGCCTGTATCAGGAGTTTGGGTACCCGCAGGATCTCTGCTTCGATGACTTTTACCGGGCATACCGCCGCAATGCCATCGCTGGCGCCGCAGTGGCGCGCATGGTTGATGGCTGCTGGGAGGATTACCCGGACGTCTACGAAGGCGACCAGACTAAGGATGCCACACAGCAGACACCCTGGGATAAGCGGGTCAATAAGCTGCTTAAACGCTGCTGGAAGCAGATTAAGGGCGCTGACAAACGTAACCTAGTGGGCCGTTACTCAGCGCTGCTCATCCAGGTTAAAGACAGTAAGCCCTGGTGGGAACCTGTCGATAAGGCGATGGTAGGCAGACTCCAAGAAAGGGCGCTCGTCAGGCTAATCCCGGTCTGGGAGGCTCAGCTCGACCCTGTCAGTTATAACGAGGACCAGAACAGCGAGGACTACGGTGCTGTTAGCATGTACTCGTTTACCGAGATACCGGTTCAGCAGCAACGCAGTGGCCAGCCCGGGCGAATCATCAACGTTCATCCTGATCGCGTCATCATCCTGGCGGAAGGTTCAGATGATGGAAGACTGGATTCCGGCGAGTCTCTGCTGGAAGAGGGCTTCAACAAGCTGATGGATCTTGAGAAGGTATCAGGCGGCGCGGCGGAGGGGTTCCTGAAGAATGCCAGTCGGCAGCTCAATTTTAACTTCAGCGCCAAGACAAGTTTTGCGCAGCTGGCAAGAGCACTGGGCGTTAGCGAGGCGCAACTCTCTGAAGGGATGGATGACCAGGTTCGTCGCCTGAATGACAGCACAGATAGCGCCGTCATCATGCAGGAGGGCGATACCAGCGTGCTTTCCGTGGCAGTTGCCGACCCGGAGCCAACATGGCGTACTGCGCTCAATGAGTTCTGCTCCACAGTGCCGATCCCGGTGAAGGTGCTGGTGGGCATGCAGACAGGAGAAAGGGCCAGCACGGAAGATGCGAAGGACTGGGCAAAAACCCGTATGAGCCGACGCAATGGCTTCCTGACCGAAGTAATCACTGAGGTGGTTACCCGCTTCTGGACGCTTGGTTTCATTCCTCCAGCCAGCGGCGAAGAAGTTACAGTGGGATGGTCCGATCTACTGGCGCCGAGCCAGGCAGAGAAGATTGCCAACATGGACAAGCTCGCGGACGTGGCCGTGAAGTCGACGAACGCGTTTGGCCGCTCAGCAATCACCGAAAACGAGATACGCGCGGCGGGCGAACTGCAAGCCCTCCCTGAACTTGATGATGAGGTGCCGCCAGATGGCAACCAGCCAAAGCCTGATCCACTGGCCGACCCAGAATCAGAAGCCGAAAAGTCCGGTGATACCACGGTCGAAAGTTGACCCCACAATGTCGCGTAAGTCCGTCAGCAGGATGGAGCGCGACATTGTGGATAGGTATTACGCGATAAAGGTAGCGTTGAAAGCACTGTTCGATCAGCGCCTGACCGGGCGAGAGCGGGAGGTGAACAGCCACAACTGGCACTTCCTGTGCCACGACCACGGCGCTGACATGCGGCTCTACCAGGTCAACGCCGGCAAGTTCATCTACGACATGTCAGCGCAGGAACTGGCAGACCTACTTGAGGCGGTGCAGGGCATTCTCGACGATTACCTGCTGGATGGCGGAGAGCAAAATCTATGGGCGATGGATTATGTCGTCGCAGAAGCGCAGCGTGGCACGCTGGAGGCGTTCAATAACCTCTCGCAGCAGTCACAGGCGTACGCCAGCCAGACTACGCTACAGCAGCTTTTAAGCAGTCCCGCTTATCTGAACCAGATTGCGGCGGCCAGGCTGACAACGTTCAGTGACTGGAAGGTCATCAGCGATACAGCCCGTGGCGACCTGACCAACATCATCACCGACGCGGTAGCGCGCGGCGTGAATCCACGCGAGACGGCCAGCGTCATCAGCAAGCGTCTTGACGTATCGATGTCGAAGGCCAAAACCATCGCTCAGACTGAGCAGGTCGGCGCGCTGCGGCAGGCGCAATGGAACGAAACTGACTGGGCAGCCGACAGGCTGGGTCTTAACACCGGACTGCTGTGGCTGTCGGCGCTCAAACCAACGACTCGCAGGTGGCACGCCAGCCGCCACGGCAAGGTCTATACCACCGAAGAAGTGCGGGACTTTTATGCCGAGAACGGCAATCGGTACAACTGCTACTGTAGCCAGGTTCCGGCGCTGCTCAACGACGGCGGCAACATATTCAACGAGGGGCTGACTGATAAGTTGGCGAAAGAGCGAATGTTGTGGCAAGGGATTTAATTGTTCTAACATTTGATAGTATGATTAGGTATCATAAGAAAAAACTGAAAAATGAACACGTATGAATAGGCAAGAAATCGACCTCGTTAATGAGCTTGCTTTGGTTGCAACTCAGCAAGAACTTGATAAACTTGAAATAAAATTATCCCTCAATTTCTTAAGTCCTGCTGAAGCGCTACAGATTGAAAGCATTCGTGGGAAAGTGCTCGATTGGAATGATTGGTTTAAAAATGAACATGATGGTCTGACCAATAAGTTTACATTGTCGGTATCCTCTAAGGGTAGGCCACCGATTACAATCGGAGCCGCTGTTTTCTCTTATGATATGGAAAACCATTTAGTAAACATTCATATGGTTGAGCACTTTAAGCGAATCGTATTTGATGATCACCTTGTTAAGAGAATGGGTTTTGTAGCATTAAATGTTGCTCTTGTGTTTGCTAGAACTGCTAAAGCAAATGTTATTCGCGTAGTTAATCCTTTGCCAGACGCGGTCCCTTACTACAAATATCTCTCATTTGACTTTGTAGACATGAACTTGATGGAGTCATCGCTCCAAAGAATTGATGAAACTCTTGGCCGCTTGAAAGCATCTGGTGGGCAACATGATTACGAGGCTGATGAAGATTAATCACTATTATGTTGTGGAACGTTTGTTTTGAAGGTAGTAGACTAAATGAGTTGCCAACTGGAGGTGAAGATGAGAACTATTCAAGAAATCCTTGACTCTATGAGCCCTGAACTGCGAAAAAACGCTATTCAGGCTGTAGAGGAATCGCGCATTTTTGCGGCATCATTGGCTCATATCCCTTCCCCTTCTGCTTTAAATGGTAAGGCAGAAACGTTTGACAGCTTATCGGAAATGCCTATTTCCTTTGCTTGAATCTATAAAAATCAAATAGATATAAGGTCGCCTAGGCGGCCTTTTTTATTGCCTGAAATCCACCATTGAGGACCCAGCATGAAACGCAACCGCGTTAACGTGCTGACCGTCGTCAACTCCGCTTCAAACATCACCACTGAAACCATCGACGGCAAGCCACATATCGTGGTTCGCGGCATCACGCCTGTCGTGGACGATATTGTGATGAACCGGAAGTTGTACCCGGCAGCAGAAATCGAAAAGGCCTACAACACGCTCGAGCGTAACCCGATGCCGCTGGGCCACCCGAAAGTGGACGGCAAGCATGTGTCGGCGCGCGATGTCCGGGCGGTGAACGAGTACCACGTCGGGGCCTGGCTACAGAACGTCAGCCACAAAGATGGGAAGGTGATGGGCGACATGTACGTTAACCGCCAGTACGCCGAGTCGAGCGACAAGGGCAAGCGCCTGATCAACCGCCTGGATGAGATGCTGGCCGGCACCAACTCTGACCCGATCCACATCTCCACAGGCCTGCTCTATTCCGGTATCGCCGCCAACGGCGAATCGAAGGGCAAGAAGTACAACGAGATCGCCACAAACATGATGTTTGACCATGTGGCTGTGCTGCTTGATGAACCAGGAGCCGGTACACCGGAGGAGGGCGTTGGCATCTTCGTTAACTCAGAAGGTGATGAGCAGCAGATCGAAGTTGCCCGCCTGGCTGACGGAATCGACTGCACCCGCGATGGCCTGATCAACAAAACCAAATTCTTCTTTACCAATGCCTCCAACTTTTCCTTCGACGACATCCAGCGCGCAATCAGTGAAAAGCTGCGAGAGGGTCGATCTGATGACAACTGGCTTTGGCCAGAGTCGGTATGGCCTGACACCTTCGTATACCGGGATGATTCCCGTTATTTCAAACAGAAGTACATCATCGACGATGACGGCAAGGCCCAATTCGTCGGCGAACCTGTAGAAGTCGTGCGCAAACAACCTGAGTACGAGATTAAAACCAACGGAGAGAACGATCCGATGAAAGAACTGATTATCAATGCGCTGCAAGCCGCTGGTAAGCCGACTGAAGGCAAGTCCGACGCCGAGCTGATGGACGCATACAACCAGATGAAGGCCGAAGAGGCCACCGCCAAGAAAAAAGGCGATGAAGAAATCGACCGGGAAACCGGCAAGCTCAAGAAAAAAGAGCAGGCTACCAATAACGAAGAGATGCCAGCCTGGGCCAAGGTGCTAACCGAGCAGGTAACAGCCCTGAACAGCCAGATCAACGCCAGCGCTGAAACAGAGAAGGGCAATATGCGCTCCGCGGTTAAAGCCAAGTTTGGCATGACCGATCTTGCGGTGAACGCGCTGGACGGCGAGCCGCTGAAAGAGCTGTTTGCTCAGTGCCAGACCTCAACCGGCCTGAATGGTGCATTCCGTCAGGCTACTAACAACCAGTCAGTCAGCGAAATGCCGGAGTAAAAAATGGCTAAAGACGGAAAACACGTAATTCACGCGGGCGGTATCTTCGCAAACCCACAACTTCACCGAGAAGGTGCCGCAGCCGCTGATACGCCTCCTGGTACGATTGGTTTCTTCGACAACACAACGAAGGAATTCACCGCGTCTGTGGATGGCAATGAAGCCGCGATCCTCTACGTAGCCAACTATGACTACCTGCGTTGCAAAACCGTAGACGACGTCATCAAGGCTGGCGACTGGGTTGTTGCTTTCCACCCAACCCCGGGCGTTTTCTTCAACGTTCCCGCTGTAGCAGGTACTTATACGAAAGGGCAGCCGCTCTCTGTTGCGAACGGTCGTGTTAAGGCTGTTGGTACTGATGAATCGGTCCGCTGCTACGTAGAAGAAGACCGCTCATACACCATTGCAACGGCAGGTGACCTCCTGCGCGTGGTCATTAAATAAGGAGCACCTGAATGTTTGTATTCTCCACTAAGCAGGCGACCGAAACCGGGAACCTCGAAGCCAACATGGCTCAGTTCAATGAGCTTACGTTCGCTCGTAATTCCAGCGCTCAGGCCGTGGCAGACTTTATTGCTCGTACCCGTGTCCGCGGTGAAGCGGCAAATGCCCCGGTACTGGACGCAGTAAACGCAGTCGACGATATCCGTCGTCTTTACAAGGCCTATGACCAGACTGTGTTTAAGCAATTCGAACCGAACACTGAATTCACGCTGCTGAACGACCTGATGCCGCTGTCTCGCTCTGTTCGCCTGGAAGAGTCTGTGTACGAATACGCTCGCACCGGCGGCCGTGGCTGGGCGCACACTTCCATGTCCGGTCAGATTGGTGCTGCGCTGGATGCGAAGTCCTACACCTTCGATGGCACCATGGTACCGATCCACGACAGCGGCTTTAAGTTTAACTGGCGTGATCCGGTATTCAATAAAGGCTCTGCGCTCTCATCCTTGGCGGATGCTCAGGCCGGATCTGTTGATGATGTGCGTCGACAGTATGTGGACTACATCTGGGAAGGCTTCCGTGACGCAGACGGTAACTACATCAAATTCGATGACAAGACTTGGAAGGGTTTACGTCACGATGAGCGAGTGGCCCAGGTTACACTGACTGTTAACTTCGCAACCAGCACCGACCCGAAAGCCATGCGTGCCGCGGCGATCGCCCTGCGTGACGTCCTTAAGCTGCAAAACATGCAGTACGGCCAGCAGACGTGGTACGTCTCCAGCGAAATCATGTCCAACTGGGAACAGTATTTCGATGTGAACTCGCTCCGCACTGTGCTGGAAGAGATCTCCAAACTGTCAGGCATCGCGGCAATCAAAGAAGATGCTGAGCTGACCGGAAACGAAATCGTAATCGTACCGCTTCAGGCTGGCGTGATTGCTCCTATCGTCGGTCAGGCATTCGGTACTGTTGCCGATCCGCGTCTGCACTATAACTCAGATTACGTATGGCGCACCTGGGGTGCTGCTGGCCTGATGGTCAAGCAGGACATCAACGGTCACTACTCTGTTATTCACGCTTCAAGCTAAGGAAACAACATGGCACTCGTAAAGGTATTGGTAGCAAACCTCTTTGCCGGTGCCAGCCTTCAAAAGCTGGAGGCTGGACAGGTTTATGATGTCGTTGACTCGATCGCTGAAAAGTGGATTGAGCAGGGCAAGGTAGAGAAATCCACCGAGAAGAAGGGTGAAAAGCTCGTCTTTGAAGTGGCGACACCTTCTGCGCCTGTGGCATCCAGTGCATCCGATTTGCAGTCAAAACTCAATGAGGCGTTGGCTCAACTGGAACAGGCCCGGTCTGAAATTGATGCTAAGGATAAAGAGCATGCCGAAGTGATTGAGCAACTGAAGCAGGAAAGCGCAGTTAAGTTGGACGCTGAAACAAAACGTGCTGACGCAGCTGAAGCGGCAATGGCAGAAGCTATCAAGAAGGCGAAATAACCATGGCTGACCCAATCACAGCGGCAGACGAGCAGGCGTTCCTCGGTGAATTGGGTTACTCAGGAGGGTATAAAACATGGCTGTAGTGCAGATAACGGCGGCGCAGGTTAAACAGCAGTTGTCTGCGCTTGGCTATACCACCGTTCCTGACTTCATGATCGACGCCTACCTGTGCAAGCTGGCGAAGATAGAACCCTGCCTGATTGCCGCCGGTTACGACGATTGCGATCTGATGCTCATCCAAGTGTACGCAGTCACCTTGATGGCTCTGACGGCGTACACGCAGCGGATTAAGTCGCAGGGCGCTCCGTCCGGTGCCTCTCGCTCGTTTGACTACGGCGAGAGCGTGCTCAACATGCGTGACGCGCTGCTGGCGCTGGATACGTCTGGCTGTACATCAGGATTACCCATTGATGTCGGTCAGAAAGTAGGGTTGTTTCTCGTTGTTGGTGGGTGTTAGTGCTGATAAAATATCCACGCGGCTAGGCTGATCACCGAAAGCAGAGATCGTAGACTCTGTTGCCGCAACCTCAATCTACGCGACCTTGCTACGAGGGTTACATGGATATCTGCACAGAAAAAAATCTTCCTGTGGACTACCTGCGAAAGCTGCTTGATTACGATGCACTTACTGGCGTTGTTAAATGGAAGCCCCGCGCTTTAGAGCATTTCAAAAGCGAGCGAGATTCTAAAATTTGGAACACTCGCTATGCTGGCACTGTTGTAGGGGTTCAGAATCGCAGGGGATACCTGGTATTCAAGCTTAATAAGCGATGCTACAGGCTTCATCGTGTTGTCTGGGCGATTCACTACAATGAGCACCCAGAAATCTTTATCGACCACATTAACGGTGATAAGCGGGATAACAGGATATCCAATCTGCGTCTCGTCGATGCTGAGGGTAATGCCAGAAATCGTAAAACTCCTTCGTCAAATTCATCTGGGATTATCGGCGTTAGGTGGGATAAGCGATATGGAACCTGGAAAAGCACCATTGGCGATGAAGGAGAGGATGTGTCTCTTGGCTCATTCGATAACCTGCTTGATGCCGCTGCGGCAAGAAAATCAGCAGAGGTGAGGTTCGGTTATCACCGAAACCATGGCAGATAACAAGACTTCAAACGACCAACCGCCTCCGGGCGGTTTTTTATTGGGCGCAATTCATGAACTGGAAATCTGTTAAGCACGGACTCCCGCGCTCATTCACCCGAGTATGGGTGATGACCGACACCGGGCGGGAGACTACCGGCTACGTTAAATCGGACGGCGAGTGGCATATCAACTGTGAGCGCATCCGGGCGACCGGCGCGAAGGTGCTGCGCTGGAAGGAGGGCTGATGTCGTCTACTGCTTCATGGTCATACAACAAGCCGTGCACGATATGGCGTAAGGGCGCGGGCGGTAATGACGAGTGGGGCGATCCTGTCGACCCATACGAACCGCCAGAAACCATCATGTGCGACTACATCGGCGGCCTGTCTGCAAAGCTCGGCTCCATTGGTAAAGAGGTTGTCGTAAAAAACACCTTCTTTACTGCGTATGCGTTAGCTGATGAGGGCGACTACATCCTGATTGGTGTTAGCGCTGAGCAGGATCCGGTCGTAGCAGGTGCTGATGAGGTCCGTCACGTGACGCGCTGGAACGACACTCTCGACGGCCTGGAAGATGACTGGGCGATAATTACGGGAGTGTAGTCATGGGTATCAAAGTGAAGGGCGTCAGCCAGGCGAAGAAAAACCTTAATGCTCTGGTAGGTGATATTCAGGGGAGAAAGGTCGTCAGAGCTATGCAATCAGCTTTGATTATCGGCGGATCTCAGGCGGCGCTCTATACCCCGATCGATACATCAACCCTCATAAATAGCCAGTTCCGCGAGATTACTGTCAATGGCAATCGCGTGACTGGCCGGGTGGGTTATTCAGCTAACTACGCTGCATACGTCCATGACCCAAGCGTACCTCAGAACTTCCGCCGGGCGACGGCCAGGAAGGAGTTTTTAACCAAGGGGTTTGATGATACCCGCAGGCAAATCGACGCGGTAATTAAGAAGGAACTATCACTTTGACCACTCCGATGTATAAGCGTGTTCGCAACGTGCTCGTTGATGCTGGGCTTACTACTGGCTACATCATCCAGTCTTTGTGTTGGGTAGATTCTGGAAAACTAACCGATCGGTTCATTGTCTTCCGCCCAAATGGCGGCACGGCGATAGACCGGGATATGGCAGCAGATTATTACGTTCTGGTTGACGTTATTGCAGGAACGGCTAAGGGCGATAAGGCCAAAGCCGAGGCCGATGTTGAAGCCATTATCGAATATGTGAAAGCCAATCCGATGACAAATCGCTGCCTGGGGCAAATCTCAAATATGGGCGGCATACCATCACCTGTAATGACTACCGAAGGGCGTATGGTGTGGCGCCTGCAATTTGCCTGTCTCTTCGGCGGATAGCTAAAAATCAACATCACACAAGGTCGCTCTGAGCGGCCTTCTTTATTATCAGAAATGAGGTAAGCAACGATGCAAGGCTGCTCCAATAACGAACAACTAATTGGTCGCGCGAAGACGCTGGAACTGGCGTACGGATGCGCTGACATGGTGCCGGAGGAAGGTGACTGGAAGTTGATGGGTCTTCCAACTTCGGCTACGTGGGATTTAAGTCCTGAGGCGCTGACGTCTGATGCGGATAATGGCGGATTCAGTTCAAACCTGATCTCCAGCCTCGATCCAACCTATTCGATTGAAGGTGAGGTGCGTGTTAAGGACCGCACCGACGAATTCGGCGTTCAGCAGTTCGTGAAGTATATCGTTGATGAGGTACGCGCCCGCCGTCAGCCTGGCGTGTGGATGCGTTTCCATTGGGGCGATTATTATCATATCGGCTACATGGTGCCGTCTGGTGCCAGTGATGGTGGCGGCGTAAAGGAAATTGTCACCTACAGCTTTGAGTTCAAGCTGGCAGATGGTTCTACTTTCCAGATCACCGAAGCTGATGGCGATATCGCGGTAACAGGCGTGACGGTTACACCAACCAGCAGTTCTATTGCGGCTGGTTCAAGTACAACGTTCACCGTGAACATTTCCCCAGAAGATGCTGACAATAAAGTATTTACTGTCACTTCATCCGTGCCAGCTCGCGCTACGGTGGCTTTCTCAGGTAGTACCGTAACTGTATCTGCCCCATCGGGGGCTACGGCGGGAATCGCAGTGATTACTGTCACCACTGATGATGGTGCATTCACGGCAACCCACACCGTAACTGTCACTGTGTAAGCAAAACAAAGGGTAGATCGCTGCCCTTGATTTTGCTTATGGGGGGATAGATGACACCAGTTAAAGAGTTTGGAGAATGCCTTATTAGTGTCGGGGATAAGGACTACTTTTTCCGCCCGTCATTTCTCGCGATATCAAGTATCGGCGATCCGGTAGAAATCGTTCAGACGTTTTACGATCTTTATAATGATGAGGCCGCTAATCTCATCAAGAAGGCTGCCGAATCCTACATTCATTCAGAATATGATAGCCTGCCTGAATATGTAATTCACTACATCAAGAGCGGCATACTAAGCCGTAAGGCGATCATGGCTGCGCATGCGGTTTTGTCTGCATGCTGTGAGGATGATGTAGGGGATCTTATCGGCTGGATGAAGCCAAGTAAAAGCCGGAAGCGCGGATTTATGTGGCGGCAGGGTATTATGTCGCCTCAGGAAATGGTCATTATCGCTCAAAGCTTGATGATGCACGGCGTTATCGGGAAGGGAAACTTACGTAAGCTACAGCGCCACGAATCGAACGAGCCTACCAATGAATTCAGGGCGTCGGATTACATCATTGCTGCGAGAAATCACTTTAACATCAGTAAAGAAGAGGCCGCGCAGTTGACTATGACAGAGTTCCAGATGATGTTGGTTGCTAAATACCCTGAACAGAAGGGGTATACGCGGGATGAGTACGATAGCGCGGCAGATGACTACTTTGCGCGACGTAAGCGCAGGCTGGCAAGGGAGAATCAGAAGTAACCGAACTTCGGTCTACCAGCTTTTGAAGTCAATAAATCAGCCTTTTCCGTTGCAACTGTGCTATTCCTGGTTAGGATGTTTCCACTTTTACCAATGGGGAATAGAAAGATGCGTACATTAATTTTATTGGGAACGCTGCTCGCTGCACCTTGTGTTATGGCGGCTACTGATGCAGAGATTGTCAATGCTGTGAAACAAAGAGCAGAAAGCGGTTTCTTTCCAAAAGACGTAAAAGTCGTTTCATTAAAGGAAGTTAATTTCTTCCCTGACGACAGAGACACAGTGTACGCCAGATTTGGAAACGTATGCGGCAAGGCTGAAGTGACCAAAGGTGATAATAAAGCCTCATTGGTATTTATTGCCCCTGTGGTTGAAAAGGCAAGCCAGATTTCTATAGACGATCCGACAATTTACGATCTCACAAAGCAAGGTGAGATTGCAGAAAAAGACATTCCAAATAGATGTAAGTAATAAACACTTGAACATTAAAACCCGCTCCGGCGGGTTTTTTTATGCCCGGAGAAAAGCATGGCCAACAGTGAACAGGTAGGCAATATCGTCTATCAGGTGCAGATGGATGTTGCGAATCTGATTGAGGCCCAGCGCAAAGTAAATGAGCGCCTTGAGAAGATGAGTGGCGGAGCGTCAAAAGCGGCCAGTAAGTTTGACCAACTCCAGACCAGCATAAACAAAGTTGCCGGGGCCATAGCTGCATCGATAGTTGTTGACTGGGGGCGTGCATTCCTCGTTGCTGCTGACAACATGAGCCAGCTCAACGCTCGTATAGAGAGACTTACTGGTAGTGCAGCGACAGCCTCGCAGACTATGCAGAGTCTGATGCGCATCAGTTCGGCAACGGGTGGTTCGCTACAGGATACAGCAAAGCTGTGGGAAACCCTCAGTACAGCATTGCGCGATACCGGTGCGACGAACGGCCAGGTCATCCAGCTCACCGAAACACTTCAGAAAATAGGTCGCATTGGCGGATCCTCTTCCGAAGAAATGGCGAATGCTCTTCGTCAGTTCGGTCAGTCAATTTCATCCGGTACTGTCCGGGCGGAAGAGTTCAACTCCATCCTTGAGCAAATGCCGGAACTGGCGCGCCAGATTGCCGCCGGGATGGGTGTAAGCATCGGAGAGCTTCGTCAGCTCATGCTGGACGGGAAGCTGACGGCAGAAGATGCCCTCAACGCAATTCAGAAGCAAACCGGTTCAGTTAATGCAGAGTTCGAGAAACTCCCTCGCACGCTTTCACAGGCCAATACCGCTCTCACCAACTCTTTCCTGACCATGGTTGATAATATTAACCAGGCTACAGGGGCTAGCAACGGGATGGTTCTGGTTATCGATTCTCTCGCTGTTGCCATTGGCAGGCTTACCGGGCAGGCCGCTACCGCCAGTCAGCAAATAGCAGATCTGCGCTCTGAAGCCGAAATGTACGCTAAGCGAGCGAGAACATGGAGTTGGCTTGGCTTTGGTGACTGGCAGAAAGAGAACGAGGAGAAATCCGCGCAACTTACAGCTGAAGCGTGGGAGAAGGCCTCTCGCGCCGGTTGGGATGCGGTTCAGAAAACAGCCGCAGCCACTAAACCTATCGAAATAAAAGCCACTGCCACTACAGGTGGTTCTAAAGCGAAGGGCGGAAAGTCTGCGGCACAGAAAGAAGCAGAGCAGTACGCTAAAGCGCAGGAGTCGATAAACGAAAAGCTGGAAGCCATGAGGCAAGAATCTGTCCTTGCAGCAGGTTCAACCAGTGAATTAACACGTGAGCAGCAACTACTAAGGGCAGAGATGTCTCTTGGTGCCGATGCAACGGATGAACAGCGACAGAAGGCAAGAGAGTACAAAGCACAGGCTTTGGATACTGCTGAAGCATTGAAAAAGCAAGCCCAGGCAGAAAGAGATAAGCAAGCTGCGCAGTCCAACTTCAGCAGCCTACAAAGCCAAGCTTCTCCTGTGGCTAGCGTTGAAAGCCAATTTCAGCAGCAGATTGAGCAACTCAACCAGTACGCTGCGCTCTACCCTCAGAAAATAGCTGAGGTAGAGGCTGTAAGGGCTAGCATTGAGGAGCAATATCGCCAAAAAAGACTCGATGCTCAGTGGCAAGAATTAAGCCAAATGAATATCGGCTTCGGCATGCTAACGAGTGCCGTGGATGCCTTTGGCGGAAACGCATCAAACGTCATAACTGGACTGATCACCGGAACGATGTCAGCTCAGGATGCTATGCGCTCACTCGGTAACACGATGCTGAATAGCGTGGTAAATGCGCTAGTCCAGGTTGGGGTTGAGGCTCTCAAAAACTTCATTATCGGTCAGACATTGGGCGCAGCTTCTACCGCTGCTTCTGTCGGTATGGCTACCACGACGGCGGCCGCATGGGCTCCAGCCGCAGCGCTGGCCAGCCTGGCATCCTTTGGCGCAAACTCAGCGCCTGCGATGGCTGGTATTGCATCTACCGTTGGGCTTGCTCAAGGGCTGGCTTTGGCTGGGGCCAGATACAATGGCGGACCTGTGTCAGCGGGAAGCATGTATCAGGTCGGTGAGCGAGGGAAGCCGGAGATTTACCAGGCCAGTACCGGTAAGCAGTACATGATACCGGGCGACAACGGCAGGGTGATCAGCAATAAAGAAATGACAGCCGGTGGAGGGGGCGGTGCTCCGATTCTCAACATCTACAACTACTCATCCGCCTCTGTAGATGCTCAGGCTACACAGAACGGTGATGGTTCATGGACGCTTGAGGCATTCATCGCTGACATGAATAACGGCGGCCCGGCAAGCAACGCCATTACCAGCAACATGAACGTTAAACGCACGCCAAGAGGGCAGAGCTGATGCCAATCATCGATTACCCAGACTGGCTGCCGCTGGCGCAGAAGGCCAGCAAAAACATGACGCTCGATACCGGGTTCCAGACCGATCAGCCAGCGGTCGGCCCGGCTATCTTCCAGAACCTTACCGACGACCTGAAAGTGACCTGGTCTCTGACGTGGATTTTCACCTTGGCGGAAGACCGAGCATTTCAGCAATGGTTACGTAGTCCCAACTATCTTCACGGCGGTCTTTATTGGTTCAGAATGCCGATAAATCTTGGCGGTAGTGGCTTGCAAGTTCAGGAGCTTCACTTTACGAAAGATGGTTTCCCTGTCCAGACCAATATTTCTGGCGGGGTGGTGACATGGACAGGAACCGTTATTGCCAACCACCTGTACAACGCCGATGACGAGTTTGACGACGTAATTGTTGAACTTCCGCCGCCGTGGGATTCGTGGCTGGATATCGTTGTCACGGGTTATCCGGGCGGTCGCGATCCGGAATCACTACCGAGGGTGCCGTAATGCCGAGCTTCAGGGAGTATAAGCAGCAACGCCCGACGCGCGGACTGTACGACACCATTACGTTCTACCATCCATCCTTTGGTTACGTTCGCCTTGTCGACAAGCAGTTCTTCCCCAAGACGCTCGGCGGACAGGCGTACACGCCGGCGCGATTTGAAATCGAAGAGAGCCAGCAGAGCGGTACGCCGGTGATCGACGCGACGGTGAAGTTAGGGAGGCTGTCGTCTGACATCAAAGCGTTGATGAAGCAGTGGAAGGGGGCGGCGCGGCTAACAGCTATTACGGCCACGCGGCAGATCTTCGACAGCGGCGATGTGTCGGTACCGATAAAGTCGTGGCAGCTTTACGTCAAGACGGTGGACATCGATGCCGACGCCGCATCGGTCACTCTGTCTGTCACCAACCCGCTTAACAACAACATCGGAAGGCTCTATGACCCAACGGAATATACCGGCCTGCAATACCTCTGATTTTGTTCGCAAGGTGATCGGCGTGCCGTGGGTTAACCGGGCCTGCTCGTTTGAGAAAGTCGATTGCTGGGGGCTGGTGGTCCTGTATTACCGTCACGTCCTCGGCATTGAGCTGCACCAGACGCCGGACTACGAAGCCGGGGCTGACTTCTTCACCTGCTATCAGGGCGACGTCGTCTTCTGGCGCCAGGCCGATAAGCCGGTCGAGGGCGGGATATTCGTTGGATACCGCGGCGCGCAGCCGGCACACGTTGGGCTGGTGGTTAACAGGCAGGCGCTGCACTCGCGCGGCGAGAACGGAAGCGTACGCATGGACTCGTTGCTGGTCATTCAGCGGGCATTCACCAAAGTGGAGTTTTTCGAATATGGCGCTGGTTGAGATATCGAATTTTCCAGGAACGCCTAAGCTGCGTTGCAGGGTGCCAAACGGCACCCTTTTTTATGACTGGCTGGCGGCCAATGACGCTACCTTTCACCGAGATCTGCTGATTGTCCGCAATGGCGTAAAGCTGGGTGACGATGATGAGCTGGCGTTTGAGCTGAGCGAGCTGGACCACATCCAGATATTCGACCAGCCAAAGGGCATTGTCGACGACATCCTGAGCCCGATCTTTAAAGTGGTGGGCCAGGTATTTTCGTTCCTGGCGCCGAAGCCAGCTATAGCGAACAACGGCGGTAATACCGTCGACTCGCCCAACAATAGCCTGACCGGTCAGACAAATACCGCGCGCGTCTACAAAGCTAAGCCGGATATCTACGGCCAAATTCGTTCGTTCCCGGATCTGATTCAGGAATCGGTATTTGAATACGTTCACCAGACCTCCACAGACGGCGGCCTGAAGTACGTTACAGAGTGGATGTGCATCGGGATCGGCAAGTACGATTACGAGTCCGTGCGCTACTCAGAATCCAGCCTGGGCTCTCTGGCTGGTGCCGAATTCCAGTTCTTCCAGCCTGGCGAAGTAATCCCGCAGATCGTCGAGGGATACGGGTTCGATGACGTCGACGGTCAGGAGGTTCCCGGGCAGAACGAAGCCAGCGACTTCCCGATCGAAACAGCAACTGCAAACACTGTGGTCAGCGGAACGTATTCCGGCGGTCAGATAGCGATGAAAATCGTGAAACAAGCCGAGTTCGATTATTTCATGGGGCTGGTTTTGCCGCATGCAGTGACATTCACCATCAACGTGACGTACAGCACTGCATCAGGAAACGTTACTACTGACGCGACCTTCTCCGGCACGCTGATCTCCGCCGTTGAAACAAACGACGGCGCGGTTGTTAACCCGGTGCGCTGGTACACGTTTACGATGAATCAGCTCGAAGGACCGCAGGATATCCCGGCGAATGCCACGATTAACACCACGAAGTTCGTCCTCAACGATAACGAGGCGCTGGTGGTTGGGCCGTTCTTTTCCCCGGTCGAGTCAACGCAGCTGTGGCTGCATACCCAGTCCAGCCTTGGCGGGAAGAAAGAGACCAACTGGAAGGTTGTCATCTGGAAAATTGACGATGACTACAACCAGGTTCCCGGCACACAGCAGACATTCACGTACCGGCAGACGACTCCACACCAGTCGACGAGTGAGGTGTTTTATCGCACTGACAAGATCACTCCGACCGGAGGTTTCGGGAAGTACGCGGTCAGCTTCCAGCGCACGGACAACTCCAGCGACGCGTCACTGCTGAAGGTCGAAGAGATCCATAGCATCAACATCCGTACGAATGTCGTTCACCCGACCGACACGCTGGTACGAGTGAAGGTGAGGGCGACCGAGAACGCGCTGGGGAGCCGCGAGCGCAAATATAACGCACTGGTGACCCGCCATACCATCACGTACGACCTCGATACGCAGACGGTGGATTACACGCTGAGACCGTCGCGCTCGTTCGCTGATGCAGTGGCGCACACTTGGATTGTGATGGGTGAGCAGCCGGTCAGCAGCATTGACCTGTACGGTCTGTACTCTATTGCTGAAAGACTGCCTGATGAGCGACTGGGTTACTTCGACTACACGTTCGACGACGAGAACGATTCACTGGGAGACCGCGTGCAGGCGATCTGCAATGCTGCGTCGGTGGTGGCGTACTGGGACGACGGCGTGCTGACATTCACTCGCGACAAGAAGGTTGACTATCCGGCTGCCGTATTCAACCGGGCCAACATGAAGACGGACGAGTACAAAATGACGTACGAAGCCACGCTGCCAGGAGGTTTTGACGGCGTGCAGGTGTCCTACGTTCACCCGACCACGAACAACAAGACGTACATCAACTACCGCGTGCTGAATGGCGCCATCGTCGAGCAGGAAGCGGAAAACCCAAACAAGCTGGAGATCGTCGGCTTCCGTAATGAGTATCAGGCCCGGGAGCGCGCATTACGCGAAACCAAGCGCCTGATCTACTCGCGCGTGAAGATGAACGCCAAAGTGTTTGAGGACGGCATTATCCAGGTCGGTAGCGTCATTCAGATGCCCGACATCTACGACAGCAACCAGCAGCAGGGTTACATCACCGGACGCGCCGGAAATAACTTCGATACCAGCGAGCCGATCGTGTTTACCGGCTCGATGTATGTGCTTGTGACCGACAGTCTGGGCAATCCGACACTGCGCTATCCGGCGACTGCACGCAGCGACACGAAGTACGGTTTCACCGCGGCGATACCCGACATTCAGCTCAATATCTGGAACGGAGACACTGTGCAACTCCCGTCGCGCTATCTCATTGCGACAGTGGATGAGTTGGACAGTCAGCTATGGACGGTCAACAGCATCAAACCAAACACAGACAACACTGTTTCACTCACAGTCGCAGAATACAGCGACGCTATTTACGAATAAGCCCATCCCGACCAACCTAACCCGGCCTCGCGCTGGTTTTTTTTATGGAACCAATATGGCTACGACACCTACAAACCTGCCTGTCCCAAGTGAATCACCACGCGATCTGAAGTTCAATGCCGGGAAAGTTGACGAGTTCGTTACCTCTATGGGGTGGACTTATACCGATCGCTTCGGCAATCAACACTACACCGTTGAAGGTATCAATTATCTTTCTCAGCAGGCTATGGCAGCGTTCGGTTACGTTATCATCACAGGTAAAACGTTTACTACTGGCGCAACTATTAACGAGCCTAATGAAGTACTGCTTAATACTGCCGACGGTGAATATTACAAATGGACTGGGTCATTTTTATCTGGTCCAAAGGTAGTTCCTGCGAACTCAACTCCAGAAAACACTGGAGGTATCGGTCCAGGTGCATGGCTGTCCGTAGGTGATTCTACTGCGCGTCAATACGTTGATATGCGAACAAATACGTTCAATGTTGAATATTTCGGCTTCAAGACTGGTACTGGGCAAGATATATCAAAGCTTTTGACGGCGTTCAACGAGGCTGAAGAGTTGGTTTTCAGCAATGGTGATTACTACCTTGACGATTTTTCTATGCCAAATACGGCAAAGTGTAAAAAAATCACGGTTAAAAACTCTCGCCTGATCATGAACGGTTATAGCAACGTGTACAACGTTAAAGACACCTTCACGATCGACCTTTCTGACAATGGTACATACCATGGCGGATTGCGGCGCGCTACCGTTACAGCTGACTGCGCAGTTGGTACATATGACATCCCTGTAAATGATGCAAGTGTATTCCGTGTGGGTGATTTTGTTACTACGTCATTTCTAATTCCAGAGCCGTTTAATGAGGCATCCACGCCGTGGAACTGGGCCAATAGGATTTATAATCCAAACTGTCATTTCAACACCATTGAAGCTATCAATGGGAACGTTTTGACCGTTAAATATCCGGTTGAAAGCCGCACACTAATGCGTAATGTCATTATTGGTAACTGGCAATTTTCAAAGGATGGCATTGGCTTTAGAGGAACGGGGAAAGTATTTATCAATGGAGGGAAGATTACTGAACACAAAACAAGAATGCTCCAAATCCATAATTCTATTCAATGCTACATTGATGGAACGGAGTTAACTAATATGTCAATTGACGCAATTGAGCTTGCTCATACCGCGTCACTGTACATGAATAACTTTAGGTTTTGGGGAAGTCTTGACTTTGGTAAGCAGGGAATTGGTTTTACTTCTTCAGGTACCTTATCACTTAGAAATGGATACTGGAGGAGAGGAAATTTCGATGTTGATATCTACCCAGGCAAACCCTCTGGTGGAGCAACTCAGTTAGGCGATGTCATTCTGGAAAACATGACCTTTGTTGGAACCAGCACTCTACCATTAAGTGGAGATCAGGTGGATACGGTTACAGGTCAAACTGCTAACCAGCTATTCCAGAATCGCATTAATCCATCAAGGTCGGTTTATTCAATCGATCCTGGTGCATTCGTTTCGCCATCCACTGGTACCAGTATTAGTTTTGTTGCTAGAAACTGCGAATTCTTGGACTATCAGAGAGGGGTTTTAAGGACTGAATTCAGCAGCAATGGGAATATACGGTTGCGGAATATGGTTTTTAGAGACGTGACTGCTACATGTGCTTTATTTGATATTTCTATACAGTCTGGTTATACCGTGACAGTTTCTGCTTATGAACTTCATAATCTTAAGGTAGAGCGTCGTTATACAATCCAGTATAACCCTCTATGCTATATAGCACTGGATACACTTTTAATTGTTACTGGTGGATTGACGTATAATGACGCAGCTATATCGGGAGTAGATCATAGAGTTTCAACTAACTTTCTATATATAGATGTTCTAAATATAGTTGGTGGTGGTACTCCCATCCTCGATCAACCTATGTTTGTTGATCGCATGATAGTTCGAGGAAGTGCAGTAACGGTTAGACAAGGCACACAAAGAAACGTTGCCACAGAACTATTTACGATTGCAGGTGGCACAGTCTCTGGTCCTTTAATAACTAAGCAGGCTAGTCTCCAGACTCTTGAGGCCACACAGATTTCATTTGTAGCAAACTCAGGAGCATGGATATCAATAGGAAAATCTTCTAATTCTTTCACGGCTGTCGATGTTCGAATACAGCTTGGCCCTCAGCAGGTACTGGCTAATACTAACTGCATCATGGGCGTTATACACGCAAGATTATTGAAGGATGGAACCAGTGTGAATGTTAATTACGCTGCATCACAATATCTTTCGACAGCGGCTGGAAATCTTGCATATTGGGAGGGGCATGCAACAGGTTCGCAGGGTGCCATAGCAGATGGCTCCGTGAAACTTAGATGCCTTACTGATGGCACGATACAGATCAACATCAACACGACCGCTGGAAGTGCTGGAGTAGCTTTAGCTACTTATAACTAAATAAAAGGCGGCAGTTGCCGCCTTAAGCTATTTGAATGATACCGAAAAACTATTGTTATTTTTACAGATCCTTATCATATTGTCTGAATATAAGTCAGGAATTTTTCTACATTTCAATATATTCTGCACAGCTTCTTTTGGTGCTGGTGTTACACTTGTTATGTTGTACTGTCTCAGTAAGCTGTACTTGAAGTTGTGGGTAACGAATACAGAATAGGTAAATTCCCTTAAAAAAGGGTGCATCTCGATAGCATTTTGTACTGATGGTACAGGCCGTGGGCGCCCTTCCAAATAGACGGTGTTCCCATCTTTATAGCCATTTTCATAAAGTTTTGTTGAAATGTATTGAGCCATGAATCTGTCATTTGTCTGGACGCTAGTTATAACGTTTGAAACAACAGAAGACAAAGTGAACGCAAAGATAATATATAACGATCCGATTGCAATAAATATCTTTGACTTGTTCTGGTCGCATAGATAGAAGAAATATACTAAGACCATGCTTGAGCCAAGGAAAACACGTACAGATACAGGCGGATGTTTTAAAATTGAAAGGCTTAAAAATGACGCAAGGATAATCACTATTGGCGCTAGCACGAATGCAACAATGTCTACTTTACTTGCTGTTCTCTTATCCCTTCTCAATAATGATAGCGATGAATAAGCGAGCATTGCTAACAATGCGATAAGCATCAAACCGCTATTTGGGCTAAAGAATGTTTTTGCCAGTAGAGATGTATTATCTATTAGGTTTGATATGAAATGCTTATCAAAGGGAAGCATCTCTCCAGATTTTATAGTATAAGGGCTTAGTGTTAATTGACTAAGAATTAATTTTGAATATATTACGTAACTAATTAAAATTAAAAGAGCGAACTTAATGGCATACATTACCACATTTTTATAACTCGAACTCTTCTTCAGTTCGGCGAAGCACAGAACTGTCATTAATGCCAAAGCTGCATTCAGTGAAGCCTGATATGTACAGAACATCAAAAGAAGGCATGCGAAGGCGGTTATTATATTTCCTCTCCATTTTTCGTACACGCAGATTGTGGCAATGCAACCAAAAAGCAAGGAAATTGACATTATCAAAGAGTCGAACCGGAAAGCAAGATTCCCTAACCAATAAGGATTAATTGTTATACATACAATTATCAGGAATTTGCACCATGAACTTTTTACATCTAAAGATTTATATATTAGCACCCCAGTGACCGTTGAAACGGCACACATCAAAACAAGAGATGATGGAAAAATGTCAGCTATGAGTCCATTGCCAAAGAACTGAAAACCCATAGGGTTAAGGGAGAATAATGTCATTATGATGGATGAAAGAGGTCTTCCGTTTAACTCCCAACCAGTACTTCCAACTTCCGCACGCAACCAATCATCCACAAAATAAAGATTATGGATAGCGAAAGGCATGGCAAAACAAAATGAACATAAAAATGCCATAAATATAGCTTTATTATTGTTCTTCAACTCTTCGATAATGCTCATCACTATTTTTTCCTAATGATATATCTTGGGCGTTTTTTTACTTCTATGTATATGCGACCTATGTATTCTCCGAGTACGCCAATACCTATTAACTGTATCCCACCAAGGAAAAGAATTGACACAAGTAGAGAAGGATAGCCTCGAACGGCATTACCATAAACTAATGTGTCGAAAATCATCCACGCCCCGTAAAGGAATGCCACTCCAGCAACAAACAGGCCGATGTAAGTCCACATACGAAGAGGGAATGTAGAGAAGCTGGTGATACCTTCAAGTGCCAAATTCCACAACTTCCAACCGTTAAATTTCGTACTTCCTGCTACGCGTTCTGCGCGTGCATATTCAACGACATCGGTGCGGCCGCCAACCCAACTCAGCACGCCCTTCATGAAGAGGTTGCGCTCTGGCATGAGCTTAATATTTTCCACAACATCACGCGACATCAGGCGGAAGTCACCAACGTTTTCTTCGATCTGCGGGTTGCTGATTTTGTTATGGAGTTTATAGAACCACTCAGCTGTCTTGCGCTTCAGTCGGCCATCTGTTGAGCGATCAGAGCGTTTAGCAAGAACCATATCAGCCCCGGCCTGCCATTTCTCAATCAAATGAGGAATGACTTCGATAGGGTCCTGCAAGTCTACATCGATCGGGATAATCGCTTCACCGGTCGCGTGGTCAAGGCCGGCGAACAGAGCGGGCTCTTTACCGAAGTTTCTTGTGAATGACAGCGGAACCACAAGTGGGTCTGCAACAGAAATCGCATTAATTATCGACTCTGTAGCATCTTTGCTGCCGTCATTGATGAAGACTATCTCTACTTCATGCTGCTGAAGCCCTTCAAATTCCCGAACAGTTTTATAAAAAATAGGTATCGCGTCTTCTTCGTTAAAGACGGGAACTACCAGAGAAATTTTCATTTCGCATCCCTAAAGACAATGAACTTTGAATAAACAAAACCGCACACCAGACTGATGGCGGAGAAGAGAATAAGAGTCACGATCGGCGCCATACCGGACTTATCGGCAGCCCAACCAACAGCTGCGCTCAAGGTTCCCATAAACCCGACATACAGCATGTAGCGCATCGTAGTTGTCGAGGACTTAAAGGTGAACCTGGCGTTTGCAAAGAAACTGAATGACACTGCCACGACGAATCCGGCGAAGTTACCAAGCGCCTGACCTGTGTGAAACACGTATATGCAGATAGCAAACACAACCCAGTGAATCAGCGTGTTAATGACGCCGATTGATGTGTACTTAGCAAAGAGCTTTAACATTATATAAATCAGTCAATTCGGAAAGGTCTGAAGTTTAGCACCACTGTGAAACTTGATCGACCCTCATATTTGACGATACTGTATATACATACAGTTATTTTGTGAGGTGATTATGCCACGCACAGCAGACATTCATGCCGCGTTTGTTGCGGCCATAGAGTTAAACCCCAAGGGGTATCGTTACCTGAGCACAGACGCATTCGTAGAGAAATTGCGGGAGTTCAACTGGCACTACACGCGCGAAGAAGCGAATGCCTGGATAGAGCGATACCAAAAAGACTTTGCTGACAAGACGACAGACGGTAGCGATAACAGGTACTGGATCCTGCGTAACATGGGGAGGGTCCAGTAATGGGATTTGCATCACCTGCAAGCGATTATGTCGAGCGCCAACTTTCACCCGAGGTGATTTGCAACATCGGCGCAGAAAGTAGGGTGCTTGAAACTGATTCAGGATTTGCAGTCATTGAGCCAGCAGCAAAATGCGCGCCCGGGGATGTGCTGCTTATACTTTGCGATGGTCATACGCAGTTTGCCAGGTTGATGGGAAAGTCGCTCATTACAGATGATGGAGAGGCAATAGAGGGAAGCGCACTGGAAGAAGTAGAGGTGCTTGGACGCGTCACGTTCTTCATCAATCGTGCAAGCGATGACGACGACTGCCCGGTGATGTAATGGGGCATGGGTGGGGCATAAAACAGCACTCGATCTAAGGTGAACTTAGACGACTGATGTTTTCGACAACTGCAACCATCTGTTATTTGGAGCGCTCTTGGACGATCTTTGTCGATTATGAAAAATGTATGCTCATATGATGGGGATGCAGGTTTAATCAATACCCATCTTACGCTGGCAGCCTGATGGCTTTAATGCCACAATATTTTTTTCTTCGCATGCAGGAAAGATGATGAAAAAAGTAGCAATTGTGGCTGCGATGCTGACGTTAGCGGGATGTGTTCAGGTAGATAACTATCAGGAAGTGATTAAGCACCCGGTACCTTCGCAACTGGCAGGTTACTGGCAGTCGAAAGGGCCGCAGAGCGCGATGGTGAGCCCGGAAGCGATCGCCACGCTGGTGGTGACGCCAGAGGGGGATACGCTGGATTGCCGTCAGTGGCAGCGCGTTATCGCGGTGCCGGGTAAGATCATGCTGCGTTCAGATGATTATTACAACGTGACCCGTAAGCTGGATGTCTATCCGCTGGAGCGTGATGGGGCGGCGCTGGAGTATGACGGTATGGAACTGTACAAGGTTGACCGTCCAACAGTGGAATGCGCAGATTACCTGAGTAAGAATCCGCTGGAGAGTAAGCTTCCGTAG